AAAGGTGGTTCGATTCTTGTAAGTGATACTACAACACCCTCTTTTAGATATTTATCTATCTCTTTATCTGAATTAGGTGTTAAATACATATCAGCATGAAATATCATAACTCTGTCGAGTGTAGAGTAATCATTAATCAATGTATCATATAATATGGTATGTCCTAATCTCTCAGGTCCTTTGTTGATATGAAGTTTCAGATTCTTATCTCTTTTCATCTGAACCAATACCCATTCAGAAGTTCCATCTGTACTTGCATCATCTGCAATACATATCTCATGTTCTACTGATTGGTTTGTACGAATACTTTCGTATGCCTGTTTCAAATACTTTAGATTATTCCTTGATGGAATTATAAAACTAATTGGTTTCATTATATTTGTATTTCCCTTTGTGTGTTTTGGTTCATATGGGCACATGAGACATCCATGTCCACAACAATAACCTCTCTCAATTAAAAACTCTTGTGATAACATTCATCGCACAGATTCTATGTAATCTAATATATCTATCTTGGGCTCCCAACCTAATAACTCGTGAGCCAAAGTATCTGTACAAAGTGTTTCTCTCATTTCACCAGGTCGTGCATCGATGTAAGTATATCCTGCATCAAATGATTGAGCAATTACATTTATTGAATGATTTTCACCTTTACCCAATTCAAATATTTTACCATTTGATTCATCTATTTGTTCTCCACACTTAATTATACCATCCACTATATCATCTACATGAGTAAAATCTCTTCTCTGTTCACCATCACCTGTAATAGTTAACTCTACACCATCTTTGAATTGTTTTTCAAATATACCAATGACAGTACAATATTCTCCCTCTGTTAATTGATGTGGGCCATAAACATTATAGAACCTACATATTGATGATTTCACACCATAGATTTTATTCCACATCTTCACCATTTCTTCACCTTGAGATTTTGAGAATGTATATGGATTAGCAAACACATCTCCATGTGATGATGATGAACCTGCATATATGACAGAACATTTTTTTCTATCTGCCCAACTCATTATATTCATGGTTCCCAATACATTGGTTTCAAATGTTATTTCTGGTTCTTCAAATGATGGTTGGATTCTTGGTAATGCTGCCATGTGATATATAATATCTACATCATCCATAAAGAAATCAAAATCAAGACAATCTCTAATATCTACATTGTGATATGTACAACCCTCTTGTTCATTCTCTTCTTTACCATTACTATAGTTATCCAAACTAACTACATTGTGTCCATCTTTTAATAATCTCTTAATTAGGTTCGTTCCGATAAAACCTACTCCACCCGTTACTAATACATTCATTTGTTTGTCGCCTTCCAATTTGTTTTCCATGCCTTCTCTGTATAATATTCATTAAATCTTTTTCTGATAGTTTCACTACATAAGTTATAAAACTTCTCAGATTCTTGTAGTTTTCTTCCTATTCTTTTTGCCTCATCCAAATCACCAACTTCGACTGTGGTTAATGGATGTAATAATTCTTGTGTATCTAATCCTTTATATCCAATACAAGGTATTCCATGAAACCCACAATTCATACTAAATGTTCCTGCTGCGTGTGTTCTCATTAAATGAACACCTATATTATACTCTGATAATTTATCTATCCACTCTCTCCAATTCATATAATTTAAATAATTTATATCTTCTATTGAATCTTCTTGTTCTTGTTTCCTACCCATTGATGGTGCAGATATAGGATTACCTATCTCTCTTGCCACCATATAGGAATCAAATCCACCATACCAATTACAAAAGTTACCACCCATCATTGTACCATTTACATTATTTTTAAAGTAATCACCCTCTGTAGTTCTTGGTTTTAGTCCCTCTGGTATCATCAAACTTCTCATCACTCTTACATCCTTACAACCTAACCCTAAGAAATAGTTTACATCAGATTCATTATGACAATACATTATATCTGCATCTAATAATGTGTTCACATAATGAAACTGCCATTCAACTTTATAATCTTGGAAAAACCAATGTGGTCCCTCTTGCATTACTGCAACTTTATCACACATCTTTCTTATCTGTGACAACATTACACTTGGATTTTTCTTTGGTATTATTACGATACCCAAATCAAACTTCTTTTTCAATGGTAATTTATTCAATGGATAAAATGGAGCATCTAATGCTATTGACCACGCAATTTCTGTACGAGCGTTCTCGAATGTTCTTGGTGGTTTACCCTCTATTGATGTCTCTGAAAAGAATGCAACTTTCATTTTATCTCTGATATTGTTAAAAACTCTAAACTATACTCTGATAATAAGTATTCAATTACTCGTTCAAAATGCAAGAAATTTTCTTCATTCCAAACATTATCATTATGTGTTCCGTTGATATGTGATTGAAACATAAATGTATCACCATACAAACTTAAATTATCTGGTTCATTTATACCATCACAACCCTCGAAGAAATGGCATCCCCAATTCAATCCTTTATTATGTTCTTCATGTCCTGCAACCCAATCAAAATAACTACTGATAGCATCTGCTGATTGTTGGTTCACTCCCCAACCTGGTGCTCTAAATCCTTTTGGTGTATATCCACAACTCTTCCATAAATCTTGACTCTCTTGTATTCTCTGAACTGCCTCAGTATAATTTAATTCAAAGAACTCCATCTCACCATATCCCTCGTTTTTACACGCATGAAAGTGTCCATGATTACTTAACTCTATCCAATCGTGTTGTGTCCAAAAATCTACGAACTCTTTTGTGATTGGAAACTTGTTATGATAATTACTTGGTACAAATAAATTAAACTTTACTCCAAAATTATGATGTAGGTTTTCAAGGTATTGTACTTGAACATCACCCTCAACTCCCCAACCTTTTTCTGGATGTACATCATCTATTGCAACTATTACATTAGTCATCCTCTTAATCCTTTCTCAATCAAATCTTCTCTTTTCTTTCTATCCATCCACTTTTCCCATAGATGCCATTTGAACCAACTTGTAACTTTACCCACTACATTCTGTATTGGTTTAAATACTTTGGTTAATACATTATCAACCTTTACTTGTGGTGTTTCATCATACTCTTTTAAGAAATCAAAAGTACCTGAAAATTCTGGTAGAATTACATCACCTTTTTGGTGTTCAAGTATCTTAATCGTATTACCATCAACATCTTTTGTAACATAATAACTATCTAAAAAATGATGCGAGTGGTATCGGAATGCATCATCTTTTTGCTTTTGAATCAATGCAGTTTCTTTTTCTAACGACCTTGATTCCCAACCATTATAATAATCCATCATTGTATTAACCACCATTAATGGTAATGCCAATACCAATGTTATATTCTTCCACCACTCTATCATTTTTTTATACATCTACCAGCCTTCTTCGAATGGATACTCTTTTGTTGATGGTTTACTATCTTTACTATTGACATAAATCCACTTAACATCAGGTAGTATCTCGTTCCTTATCTGTTTTCTTTGGTTTGCGTATGGACATATAGATGCTATAACTACATTTTTCCCTTGTACCCATAACACTCTTGCTATCCTCGCTAACCTATCGTTCTGTTTTCTTCTACTTTTTTCATCAAAACCCAAATCATCCCAAACACTTTCTCTGAAATCATCTGCATCTAATACTATCTTATTAGGTACATCAAACTTTAAAGCTATGTTTGTCTTTCCACTTCCGCTGTTTCCATGAAACCACCACACTTGTCCTGGTCTATCATCAGGTATTACTCTGTGTATTGCTCCCATTTTCAAACTCCCTAAATACATCTTCCCATGAATATGTATATCCTTGTTCTGTTGTGTTGAATGCATTTTTTTGACTCATCTTATCGGCATTTGGAAACCAATATTGTTGTTTTCTCATTCTCGTCATATCACCATCTGAGAAATCTTGTCCTTGTACATACATTCTCTTGTTTTCTAACTTCCTATTATGTACTAATAGAATGTTCTTAATAATATATTGTGGTAATTGATTTCTAAAGTGTATCAAACAATTATTCATGAACGCAGTATCCTCGTGTACAAAAAATACACTCTTTGGAATATTTGCTCCACTCTTAATTACATCTGATGAAATCACTAAACCACACCCATTAAATTTTAATTGTGTTGTTTGTTGTATATCTAATTCTTCAGTTCTATCATTAATCTCATCCATTTCATCTTGGTTCATATTATATCTCAAACTCCACCAATTCTCTGTATCCATCTCTATGAATGGTTTATCTGTAAAATCTGGATGTTCTAATATCTTCCAAGTATCATCCCACATCTTACAAGTAGCAAAGAAACTAACATACTTGTGAACACCATTATTCTGTGATGCCAGATGTAAGTTATCTAATACTTCCCAAGTTTGTGATGGTATTAACGCATCACTTTCTCCCCACATCAATACATCAACTTGTTCACAATATTTTTCATTAAACTCTCTTCTATAATCTGCAATAGTATAAATCTCTTCTATCGTATCACCACCATTGGTATCATGTTCTACTAAGTTTATAGTGTAGTTTTGTGCATCATTATAGCGGTGGTCATAACCAAATACCTCTTTTAGTATTACTCTGAATTTATCTCTTAGTTCACCAACTGATATTTTGTTTTTATCAACCTTTTCTAAACCTTGATTCAAATTAAAACAAATATCAATAATCACATTGTCTTTATTTTCTACATTATCTAATGATTTTTTTACACTTACTAAATAATCTCTAATGATATCTATCTCATAGAATTGTACTAAACATCCTATCGCAAACTTATTAGTTAGTTTCATAGTTATCCTTTACCATATCCCAAACCTGTCCCATTAGTTTATTTCGTTGTTGTTTATCAAACCCATTGAAGTGCCATATCCACCCTGCTTCTGTAATCATTGGATTCAATATACCCCTAATGTGTAATTGTTGTAAATTATATCGTTCATCCAAATACGCAATTGGATGTTCACTATCACGAATCATGTAGTTAATAGGTGTTTGGTCTGAACCTTTCTTCACAGTCTTGTGTTGTCTTGTTTTGAACTCAAGTTCATTTTCATAATAGAAATCAGTAACTCCTTTTGCCCATTCTTTGTGTTTTTTATTCAATACGATAAATCCACAATTAAAGTATGTAGTCCAATCAAACTTTACATTAGGGAACATATCTTGATATCCATTAATACTATTAATAGTCCACTCTAAGAAGAACTTATCTTGTACACAACCAAACTCTCCACCTGCTGCATCAAAGAAGTTAGGACAATCCCAATGAATCATCGTATCAATATCAACTAACGCAACATTATCGGCATCTATATCATTTGCTTCTAATACATCCCACACATGCCATCTCTGCCATGTTGGTTTCATTCCAACACCATCGTTGAATACTCCACCACCTGTAGGTCTTAATTCATCTTCTAATATTAGTAACTCTACATCATTTTTATCACACCAATATTTCCAAGTTTTAAAACACCATTCTTTGTAATCAAGAAAATCTGGTGCTTTTTCAAAACATGTCATGAACACTACATTCTTCATGTTAACTCCTCTGTCCAAGTTCTACTTTTAGTATCATTCCAAAAACTATCCCAATCCTTGATATAGTGATTCTTTACTTTATCATGTCCGATATGTAACATGATAGGATTCTTAATACCAACTACATTTCCAGCAGGTGGGTCTGCATACATTCCTAATCCACTATCACATACACACCAATGAAATGATAGAGTATTTGGTGTAATACCAGTATCTCTCATTCCTCTCCACACTGCAGTTGCACCCCTACCCTGTCTCTTCTGTAGGTGTTCACATACTGATGTTAATAACTTCTTTGTTCGTAGGTCGTGTGGATTACATGCCATTGGTGTTAAATTATAAGTTAACCCCCAACCATTACTTTTATCTTCCTTAATATCGTAATTACTATCATCACCTTTTGTACTATCAAGATTAACCAACAATCTTGGATTTATTGGTAAACAAATACCAAACTTCTTTGCAAGGTAAGGTAGTGTTCTAACCGCCTTACTCATTGTAACCATATCATTATCCATTGCGATAGCAGTTTCGTATGGTGATTTTAACATACCATAGAACTTGTAGTAATCTGCAGCGTGATAACCACTTCTATGTCCAGATGATATTTTATCAACAACCTTTACCTCTGTTTCAATATCAAAACCTGAAACATCTATTTCGTAATCTGAATATACAGTCAACTTTAGTTCATCAGTACGAAACCATGAACTAAATGAAGTTACTGATGGGTCTAATCTATGTAAATCTCCAAAGTTACCACCACCTCTATTAACTCTCCTATCACCAAACTCCGACATTATAATATTAATCATAGTAAATTCCTATCTGCTTGAAAACCTGTTTTCTTTCCATCCTCAAATGGAAAATCATTCTTAGATAAATAGTGTTGAAGTGGTGCCTTATACGATTTATTTTTTAATTCTGGTGTTAACCATAAAAACTCTTGTACTAATTGCTTATCTAAAAATGGATATCTTGTTTCAATACCAAACGAACCAGCAACATATTCTTCTTTATTTAAATATTGTACTTGAGTTCCATCATAAAAACTATGCCATGGAAAGAATCCATCTAAATCTGTAGGGAATTTACCACCAAAAGAACTATGGTCATAAATTTTATTACCATTGAAGCCATAATCAGATATAATCTCATCTGCACCTTGACCAGAAAAATATATTTTCTCACCATTATAATTTGCTCTATCACATATTACACTCAATCCAACTGATGCTTTATCACCCTTGATATTATAGTTCTTAAATCTATCAGTATATGTGAACTCTTCACAATCAGTTATTAATCTCGCTTGAAACTCATCATACTCATTTTGTGTAAGTTCAATAATATCACCACTTACAATCATTTTATGTCTGTTATTAATAACATCCTTGTTCTCTGTAGATAAAATAGTATATGCAGTAAAATCAACATCTTGTTTAGTCAACTCACAAGTTATCGCACCACTATCATATCCAGCACTCAACCCTAAAAATATACCTTGTTCTGTATTTAGAGTTCTTTTTCGTATTGAATTTTCAAATGCAGTAACCCAATCATCGTAAGTATCTTTGTGTTGATTTAAATCCCATCTCGTTAGTGTAATACTTCTAATTCTTGTAAAGGTATCCAGGTTATATTCTATCGCTTGATTACCACACATTTTTTCTACTTCAGTAAATCCACACGCGTTTAATGAACTTTCGTATGATGCAATACCAAAGTTTGAATTCTCAAAGGTAAACCATAATGGTTTTGTAGCAAAGGTATCATTGATTAAATTAATTCTTCTTCTTTTAAAATCAATAACCACGATAGCAAATTCACCATCTAATTTTTTTGCAAACTCTAATCCATATTCTTTGTATAATGGTATGATACAATCTGCATCACTTTTGTAATCACCAAACTCATTGTAATTATAAATCTCACCATTCATCACACAAACTATATCATCATCAGTAAGTGGTTGATGGTTTACATCACCTGTAATATGTAGTAAGTTATGTAAGAACTGAACACCATCAATTTGTTGTTGTGTTGTAGAATCTGGTCCTCGTTTTTGTGAATAGAAATTAGTATCTTTATAGATATTCGTATCCTTATCAGTAATGGTAAAACTACACATCTACCCAACCCCCTACTAATTCTTCAAATCCTCTTTTATAAACTCTATTGTGAAAATCTTCTTGTGGTGATGATGCAATTCTACTACTTTTGTAATGTACAATATGTGAACCCCAAAACTTTGATTCTTCAAGAGTGCCATATGCAGCAAGTAATCTCTCTTGTTCTATTCCGATTACATATTTATCGTTATTTAATACTAAATGATTTAATGATGGTGATTCTTTTGGTACTCCATCCCACTTATTCATAGTTTTAATCCAATCATCAATAAACTCAACTCCTTTTTGTAAATTGTTTACTGCAAACCATGATGCAATATGTGGTGGATTCTTTTCTCTATGTACAACTTGTACATCACAATCCAATTTTAAATGTTGATGAAAATCACTTATAAAATATGAATCCAAATCAATCATCACTACGGGTGATTCCGAAACTGAACACACACTTCTAAGTAGTATTGTTTTTTGTGAAACACTTTCTAACCAATCTTTATCATGTAATCTATTATTTTTTGTAACCTTACCTGAATCGAGTATTTTAACTTTTTTAAATTGTTTTAGATATTCTCTATCTCTTTCATCAATACCAGTATCACCCACCCAAATTGTATCAATCTCATCAAGAGTTAAATTCTGATGTAGTGAATTAAAAAATATTCTACCAAAATTACTATAACCTGAATTCATTATTGTGAATATACTATACATTTATATTAAACACCCTTTTACCATCGTGTTTTCTTGACATCCAATCTCTGCCAATATCTCTGAAGTTTGGTTTCACCACATGATTATCAACACTAATGGATGCATTAACTTTATCATGAAATAATGCAGTTCTCTCAGGATTATCATTGTAGTATTGGTATCCTGTCCTTTTCATATTTGGTTGCATTATATTCTTCAGTACATCCCAACTAAATAAACCTGGATTAAAACTCATCTCTTTATTTCTTGATACTAATTGTAGGTATTTATAATCACCAACTATATCGATTAATTTATCACTGCCATTGTATTCCCAATCATCTTCTAACCAAAGAACACCATACTTACTTTCATGGTTAGTACACTCTTCTATTAGTTTTTTACCTGCATTGAAGAAATCTATATTCTTTCCACCCTCTTCTGATAATATAAACTCATAACTTGAATCTTGTGGAAGTATTACCGATAACTCATCAACTGCATTTTGAACTCCACCCCAAACATTATTGATATGTATTAACCAATGAAAATCAACACCATCTAAAAATTCTAAATACTTTGGAAATATATGTTTGTGTAGTTCTGGTCTATCAACTGCGGTGGTACAAATTATAACATCATGCATGATAAAATATCATCCCCTCGTAATCTCTTAATGTTCTACCTCTTCTTAGTGATGTACCTGGTTTCATTCCTATTGGTATTGCGTTCCAATAATCTGATTGTGATAGTATATCATCTACACATTCTTTTACTGCAGGATGATTCTCTGGCAATCCGTAATCATCAAACACTATATATTGTGGTTCTAAATCACACGCATTATTATAATCTTGTTTAACACCTTGATAATCATGTCTACAATCTATGAACACCACATCAAAATTAGGGAAGTTCCAATTCCATTGATAAACATCTTTCTGTAGAAACTCAATGTTCTCTCTATCTTTACAAACATTCTTTGCAAACTCTATGTTATCGTTATCAATCTCCATCGTAGTAACCCAATCAAATATATGACTTAAAACTAATGTGGAATAACCTCTATTAGTACCAACCTCAAGACATGATTTTAGATTTTTACCTTTGAAGAACTCAATTAAATCTTGTTTGAATTTGTGAGATGTTGTATTTTTATCTTCATCTTTGTTTGGTAATGTTTTTACATCTATCATAACAACTCATACTTTTTAAATATATCCATCAGTTCATCATCAATCAAACCTGCATCTTTAAATAAACTTATTCTTTCTTCATCTGGTTTGAATGCTCCAACTCGGACTGGTTTACTATAAACTCTATCCATCCTATCTTGGAAACCTGTACACCCAACATTATATGTATAATCTATCTCACTAACATTATCTGGATAAACTTGATATACACATAGATTGAAAAGGTTTTCATCACCGAATGTGTGAATCTTTTCATGGTTCTTATTTTCTTCCATCATCCTAACAATGTATTTAAAGATTGGTAATGCCTCTCTCTTTACAAATAGAGAACCTGTGTTCCATTGTGGTGTAGGATTATCAAAAATATATTTACAACCACCAATAACACCTGGAAAGTATGGGAATCCATCGAACTCACTTAATTGCCAATCATCAAAATCATGAAACCAAAAATCATCATCAATCAAATTAGATTCTAATAGTTCTAACATACCAAACATCTTATTGAAATACTTGTTATAAGTACATAGTGTTTTAGTTCTGATGATGGTTACATCTCTGTACTCGAAGTCTAAATTAGTTACAATACAAATATCTTTTGGTTCCCACCCTAATCTAATACTATTATCTATTTGTGCTTTGAAGTATTTGAATAGTTCTTCAGTTTTCCATTGATGACCATAAGTTTTCTCATCAATAAAATCTTGGAATATCATTACATTTTTCATGATAGTATCTCACTATATAAATTGTTCTGCGTTTCTTGTTTTTGAATTGTTTTTGGATGATACAAACTTAACTCCTCATGTGGTGGTAAGTGTGCATATGTTTTACAACCTTGTATCTGTTCATGTACTTTTCTCTGCCATTTAATATCTGGTGAGTTTTTGAATATTCTACTTTGGTAATCAGGATAATTAATCCAACCTTGTTCTGTTTGTCTCCAACCCCATGCTTTTAAATGTTCTTGTGTAATACCATCGACAGTATTTACTCTTGGAACCCAAATCAAATCTACTTGATTTATTTTTAAAATATCTTTTACTTGTTGTAGTAATATTTTGTTTGGATATTCATCTGCATCAATGTGGAAGATATAATCACCCTCACATTTTTCGATTACAAAATTCTTGTGTTTTGCAAAATCACCATTGAGTTCATGTGTGTGCCAGTAGATACCTTTCCAATCTAAGGTTTCGTTCATCCACTTAGATATAACTCCCTCTACTTTTTTATCATCACCATCTTGAACAATAATGATTTCATCTTCGGTATCAGTTTCGTTAACTAATAACTCTAATAACTGATTTAACTCTTCGTGTTCTTTGTGGACAGTAATACCATAACTAATCTTCATCATTGCCCTCTAATTGGTTCTGAAACTTTTTATTCATCTCTCTACCAAACTCATCCAATGTATCTTTTGGAATCTTTGAGTATGCAACCTCAAGGTAAACTCTTCGTTTTAAACACATTCTTCTACTGAATGTACGATAGTTATTGTACTTACTAACTAAGTTCTTTAGTTTTCTGTATAATCTTGTAGTATCTGCAGGTGTCATTCTATCTTTTAAATCACCAGCAATTGCACCCTCTTCTATTTCTAATCCACCTATCTTTCCAAATAAATTCTCAAGTTTTGTTGAAGTTATTGGTGGTGTGATTGCAGTATCTAATTGTAACCCAACTACAAAACTCTTAACTCTTTTTGTAGATTTCTTTCTGTATCTTAGATTAGGATTTAGAACTAATATAGTTCTTTTAACTGCTCGTTTAGAATCCTTTCCTTTATATAAGAAAGTTACAATCTGACCTGGTTCAACTTGATGCCATGCGGTATTTCTTAGTGCCATTAATCAATATCCTTAATGATTCCCATATCTTTACACGCATCTAAAAACTCGTATTGACCATACTCTTTTGATTTCTCAACATCTAACATTTGGTCATGACCTTCATATTTATCATCTTTCTTTTCTAAATCCGTTAACTTACGAACCTCTGCAAATTTATATACCCAATTATTTTGTGTTCCCTCTGGATAAATAACCCCAAACTTACCCATGTTTAATACTGATGGAAACCACATTATCTCTCTTTCTTCATCTAAAAGTGCGATATCATTCATTAATTGAGTTGCACCCAATTGTGCTTTCTTTAATTCTTGTGAACCCCATTTGTATGCTGAATTACTTGTGAACCCACAATTAAAACACATATAGGAACTAAATGTTTTACCATCTTGTTCTTGTGTATCTTCAAAACACCTTTCACCATTGAAACAATTAGGACAAGTTATCTTTTTCTCTGCCATGTTATACCTTTTTCAATTTTGGTAATTTAATACCATCTGTTTTTTTATCTTCAACTTTATTCAACTTTGGTAGTTTAAGTTCTACTGATTTTGGTACATCCTTTAGTAAGTTATCAACCTCTGTGATTAACTTATCTTGCATCTTCTGTAAACTAAACTTGGTAGAAGTAACTACCTTTAATTGTTTAGCCTTTACCATGTATTTAGTATAGTTCTTATATACATCTTTCATCACTTGTGATGCAACATTATAATTGACTGTGAACCACTTATTATCAGGTGATTCAAAGAAAATATCTTTATTGAATGCACCTTGTGGTACTTGTACTAAACTACCTGGAAGTAGAGTTGCATAGTTCTTATCTAAGAAATCTACCTGTCCACTCCAATCTGGTGCAATTACAGGTTTACCACTTTGACAAGCCTCTAATAATGGTCTACCAAATCCCTCACCATGTGTGAATGTAATATGTGCTTTTACTTTAGGATGATTATATAATTCATTCATCTGAGAATCTGTAAAATCACCATGTATAAGATAAATATTTGGCAACACACCATTTACACTATCTTTAAGATGTTTTATTTTTGAAAGTATATCTTCTCTATCAAGAATACTAAAATCTGCACCACTTGTTTTTAGAATTAAGTTTGGTGGATTCTTTTGATTCTTAAATGATTCTAAGAATACTTTAATCAACATACCAATATCTTTTCTATCTTTACCAAGTGTACCACTTAACCAATGTCCTACAAATAAGAAGTTCCAATCACTATCAATACCATCAAATACTTCTTTTACTTCATCTGAAAAGGTTCTTGTTTCGTTGTAGGTATCTGTATCAATACCCTCAAATAATACTGAACCTGGTTTATCGAACTTTACAATTCTTTTTGTTTTACCATCTTCAAATTCAGCAGCATCAAAACAATGTTTAGTGAACTCTGATGTGAATATCGTGGTATCCATTTTGTTAGCACCATCTATCCATGATGGCATTGGTATTGTTGTTTCTATACCTGCAGTGATACCCATGTTCTTTTTACCAATCGGTTGAAACTCATTCGGTATTACAATGTGAATATGTAAATCAGGTTGTTGTGGTAATTGTGGTGATGTTAATAATCTTTCTTCTATCGCATCATGTTGTGAATTACCCTTTTCTAATGCAGTCATAGGTGTTCCACCCCATCTACAATTGTTAATCATAACATCATATTTATCTGAGTTAATTAACGCAGTACAAATATCTCGTGAGTGATTACCATAACCACTTCTTGTTTTGACTGGTGCTGTTACTAATACTAATGGTTTGTTCATTTATCCCTCACACTTTATAAACATTAATCTTTTGTTTTGGAGTCCACTTATCAAATGCAGTTTCCATATGGTCTATGAATAAACCACACATTGCTCTTGCACTCATATTTGCATCATCACTTGTTACAAATTCGTGTCCTTTAAATCCACACTCTTTTCTGGCTTCTCTTCCCATTTCATACCACTCTTTTATTCTATCTGCGGCATCTTCCCAATCACATCTATCATCGAAAATGTATGGTGTTGGTACTGAACCCATTAGAGAACGAGTCTTAGGCCATACTGGTTTTACCCACTCACCCCAAGTTAATTCTTCGTTGTGTTCCCACTCCTTGTGATTATGTAAAGATTTAATATCTTTGTAATCATCTATTGTTAACAACTTATCATTAACTCTGAATCCACATTGGTCTTGTAATCCACCTGTAACATTTACTATGATTGGTGTTCCAGCCATTAATGATTCACAAGTACCTAATCCAAATCCCTCATTAGAAGCGATGTTCATTGTAACATCTGCAATATTATATAGGTAATTCATTTCTTTAGGTTCAAGTTTATTAGCACTGAAATGTACTCTACATTCTGGCATTAAATCCTCAATCAAATGTGGTAAATCTGTACCATGTTGGTCGATTGGTTGTGTATGCATAACATATGCAACCCTATCTTGTTGTTCTTTTGGTAACTGATTATGGAATGATTGGAATGCCAACATACAATCTCCAATCATCTTTCGTTTGATGTTTCTGTTAACATACAACAAAATAAAATCTGTTGGTTTATTACCAACTATTTGCTGTTTAAACTTATTCATCTCTGCCAATTGAGTCTCATCCTTAATTGGATAAAATTCTTTTTCATTAATACCATGTGGTACATAAGTACAATCCCAATCTGTTCTTGGTTTCTTCTTTGCAACCGCATTTACCATTGCATGAGTTTGTTTTGATATATTCATAATCAAATCACAACTCTCATAAAAGAACTCATTGTATTGTGGTGCGGGATAATCATCCCATATATTATAATAGAAGATAGGAATCTCTTGTCTTAACTCGTGTTCCATATGATATAACCAACCCCAAAATCTTGGGTCTGTATAGTGTAGGATTGCATCTGGCTTTTCAATCTCCATAATCTGTTTCAGAATATCTTGATTACCATAACCACTTACTGGATAAACTTTTAGATACCCATCCTCTACACCATAATCATTCCTTACTGCTTCACACATATCGATGGTTTTACCCTCATCAGGATGTTTTACTGCTCCACCAATCTGAACCCAATCATATTTATCAATGGTTCCCATAACAATCTCTCTCGACATTACACCGACACCACTTGACATTCTTAGGTCGTCTGATAGTAAAAGAATCTTTTTCTTCTTCTTTACTTCTTTAACTTTTTCTACTGATTTTAACTTTGGTAACTTTAACTTTGTCATTTATAACCCTTAATATTATAATTAAAATTTACTTCCACTTTGATGTAAGTTTTCATGTTTTAGTATGTCTTTGCAAAACTCCTCATCGTGAACAAACTTATCGAGTGTTCTATTAACAAGTTTCTGTAATGAAAACTCATCATCAATCGTTTTGTTTTTAAACTTTTTGTATAACTCGGTTATAACCTTTACCGAAGTCAATTTAACTTCATTCATATTTTATACCTCTTGTTGTATATATGTATATATAATAAATATAACTTTAATCAATAATAATCGATTTTTTATTTATTTTTTCTGCATGTTTTAATGCAGATAATGTTCCGTTTGTAACCAACCCATCTGTACAAAATGCAACTACTTTATCACTATATTCTACCAAATCTTTGTTTCTTCTGTGATAATGTCCTACATTATATGGTTTACCAAATCTATATGATTCTTGAACACAATGAATATTATGTACTTCATGGTATGCTGGAAACTCTGAATAATTCACATCAAAATCAAGAGCAAATTTCTTTGCATATTTATCTGCTCCCTCTTTCGCTCCACCACTTACTACCTCTAATTTTTCTCCAACTTGGTCTTTTAATTTAAAGATAAACTCTCGTATCTTTCTCTTGTTGGTATAACACCTACTACCTATGATTGCTATCTTCGCCATCATTCCTCTTTTGTTTTTTCTGTGGTGTTTGAGATTCAGTAACAAAATCATATGTGTTTTTGAACTCTGTTAAACCCTTTTCTATTGATTTAGGTAAACCATATTCCCAACGAAATCTATAATATTGTGCTGGATTCTCGTTTAATTTTTTGTGTGGCATAAAATCATACCATATAAAATCTCTTTGTAAATCAGTAAACATAGGTTGAATGTGAGTTTTAAAATTTTGATGTTTAAACTCACCCCATGTGTCTACGAAATCTTTAATTTGTTTTTGTGTCAAATCATTCTTCTCATACCAAAAAAATACTCTATGACAATGAGTATGATTTAATATATCTGACATATTTTTATAATCTCCATACTCTAATGCATCTGGTAGGTAGAATCTTATTGTTGGTGTAATCATGCCTGTTTCCTATCACATAAATCTGGTTTACTTTTGAACTCACAATACTTACAATTTTTTGTTGATACATTCTTGAAGTAATCTTTTTCAATCAATGTACCATTATCATCAAAACAATCTGTTATAAACTCTTGTAATCTACTTGTAACTTTATTCAAACTTGGTTTTCCACTCGCTGGTGAAAACACTTGTATTCGTTTCTGAGGATACATTGTATTTTCATACAATTTTCTCTTCAATATTAAATATTCAACATCTATTTTATCCTCTGGAATATCTCTCTGTTTTGAAAAGAATTTTTTGTACAATAACAACTGATTAGTTTTATTCTTATCAGCTTTCATATACTTATTCCAACCCATTGTAGATGTTTTGATATCGATAATCCTAACTCTACCAGTCTTTTTATTGTGTATCACCACATCCATAAACCCAACAAACCTCATTTCTCTCGGTAAGTTAAAATCTATATCCAACTCAATACCTAATAACTCATGGTCTTTTTTAGGGAAGTAACCTCTCTTCCTCTTCAAGAACTCATTAATAATATTAAGACCATCATTGAAGAACTCTTTCATTTCTTCGAGTGATACATCGACAGGTTCACTTGAGTTTTCTTTAGTTCGTTTGTAATTCTCTTCCATTCTGTATTGTAGAATATCACCCAATGGTAATGAATCTGCAATTGCAACAGTCTTTTCATAGTATGCAACTAAGTAAGCCTGAAGAGTTTCGTGTAGTGCAGAACCAAAGATAGTATAAATATTACCTTGAAATGTACCAAGTTTTTCAAGATAATTTAACTTCCACATCTGTGGACACTTGTCCCATTGTGAGAACTGACTATAACTTATTTTGCCCATTTACCACTCGCTACTACTTGTGCCATAACTCCATAGTTTGATATATCTGAATAACTATCTACCAAACCCTCATTCTCTAAAGAACCATCATCACCCCTCATAATAAGAGTTTTGATTCTTTCTACTTTATCATTAATCCTAAACCAAATGCCCATCAAAGATAATCTCTTATCTTCATCATTAATTAATGCAGTACCAACTGCAATATTTTGTGGACCATAATCGTGCTGTTTTCTTAAGAACAATTCATATTGTTCCTTTTGAATCCTTTTAAATTCAGATGTCATCTTAGGATATTTGTTTTCCATATAACTAATAACATCAGCTTTAGATTTAGGTTTATCTTTTATAACCTTTACCATATTTTTCTCCAATTTAATACCCCTTAATATAAGGCTTTTTCTGTATACTTGTCAAGTATTATTTTAAATAATTTTATCGATGATACCATTATCTAAACATTGTTTTGCGTTCAAATAAGTATCATTTCTCTGAGTGAGTTCCCAAAACCTTGCATCTTTATTTGTAACTTCTTCCATCAATTTATTGATTTCTTTTTGTAGTTCTTTCAAATGGTCAACACCTTTCATAACATCACCAACCTTACCAGTCTCTATCGCTGAACCCTCATGAACCATGACTGTAGAGTTTTTACTCATAGTCCTTGTACCAGTACCACTTGCTAACAATACTGATGCTGCACTCATACAAGTTCCAACACAATGTGTGTTAACCTTTACATCTAAACTTCTGATGTAATCAACTAAACCTAACATCGCATAAACATCACCACCATAAGATGCAATCTTTAAATTAATATCAGTACCTGGATTTACTCTCACTAAGTAATCACATTTAACCATCGTTGAATATAGTGAATCTATATCAAATTCGTAGTTCATGTAAGTAGTGTTTGTTTTTGAATTAACACCCCATTCCATCTCTTTCATGTAAAATGCTTCTTCATTTCTATAATTCTTACTCATTTTTTACTCCACTTCGTTTATAGGTTTTTCTTTATGTCATCAATAACTTTATTGATGTTTTGTTTTTTGTAAATCTTATTTATCTCACCTTGATATTGGTGAATAAACTTATTTCTAAAATATAAATATGATTCTCCTGACTCTTTTAATATTTTATCTAAGTCTTGTTCTGAAAAAAACTTTGGTCTCCAACCACTATAGAATTTTTTTTCGTAAAAATACTTTTCAATGTTGTTTCTCATCGTCCAATAATCAAGAGAGTAGGCTTCTAATTCAGACTTATTAATATAAGCTTGAGCACTATCATAATACCATTGTGATATACTACCATCGGGTACTCTTGGTTTTTCTAATCTATGTACATGAGTATAATTTGTCATATCATTATATTTGAAAACACAATTATTTACTACGGCCTTTATGATTATAGACTGCTCTTCTTGTGGTTGAATTCCAATTCCACCTAAATCATTATATGTTGATGCTCTAAATGTTTTGGGCCATACTGAAGTTCCATCATCCTCTCTATACAATAAATTATCATCTAAGGTTTTTTTGGTTTCTTTTTTTACTCCCCAATTTATATCAAAATTTTTAAAGTACCACTTTCCCAATAACTCATTCATAACATCCAATTTATTTAGATAAGGTTTCAATACTGAAATATTAATTATATTATCAGAACTGGTAAACTTATAATTATCACAATTCGTTACCAATATATCTAATGTATCCTCTTCTATCGGATTCAATTGATGTGGGTTTTTATAGTTTGATGGATTCTCAAATGTTTTTATTACTTCCTCAACATAATGATTTTCAAAAATATTATCTGCTCCAAGAAATGCAACTATTCCATCATTAAAATCCTCATAATTACTCCATCTATGTAATGCAACATCTATTCCAAATTTTGCTGCTAAGGCTGCACCTTGTATTTCTTTGGGAAACTTTACATTTATTAAATGTATATTATCATATTTGTATTTATCTAATTTCTCTTTAACTACCATTTCAGTATTATCTAATTCTTCTTCTACTGAACAATTATTTATAATTAATACTTCAAATTCATGAGGTGAAGCAGTTTGATTAATAAGTGATTCTACACATTCACCTATAAAATTCTCTTCTTTATACGCAATTATAACTAATTGATATTTTACAAAATCATATCTTTCTTGAGTTCCGAAAGGTGTAGATAGAGCATTATTAACTGAATTTTTATATTTTTCCTTATACTCTGGTGGAATTTCTTTTAAATAGTCGTACATAATATATCCTTGTAATTATCAACTCTATTCAGTTCCTTAATATCTAATGTACAATCATCACAAACATCTCCGTTTTTCTTTGGAAACCTACAAGACCAAGTATGTTTCAAGATATCTATGAAATTAGAAGATTGTGCCATGTTGACCATCTCTTCTCTATAAGTTTCTACTAATGGTAATACCCAATTCTTATACAACCATAATTCTTTTATCGAATCACTATGTACCTTAAACTTTTTATTTAAATGCTTTCGTACCAATCGTGTTGATAAACAATAATCTTCTCCATCCTTATCTGCTTCCCACGCAACAGATATATCTTCATCTAAATCTAAAGAGAATTGTATCATATACAAACTTTGGTCTGGTCTATCAGGTCTTGAATTATACTCATCACAAATAACTTTTGAATCATTTAGAACTTCAGAATCAATTTCAAATTCTTTAACCAAATTCACTTTAGGAAACAACTCTTTGGTGTATGGGAATTTATCGATAATCATTTCTCTTAATTTATTCATTACTTCTACTTCTACTAATCTACTATATCTACCATAACTTTTTCTACCATATGGGTCATTATCAACAGCATTCAATTCATTATCAATCATACAATTATGAAAATTACTTGAATCAAATCTATTATAGTTATGCTGGTAACCATCACATGGGAAATTCAAATAGTATGTTTCAATTGGTTTCTTTTCTATAATTAACCTTTTACAAACTAAGAATGTAGAATCAAATCCACCAGTCCAATAGATATTCTCCACCAATTACTTACTCCATATCTTTTTCAATTGTTTATCATCTACACCATATTTCATAATGATGGTGGTAACTTGTTCTTTAGTCAAAATATCTAAGTGCTGTTCTACTTCTCGTGTACTACATTCAAAGTAATCTACTAAATGTTCCATTGCCCACTTCTCTACTTTAGATTTCTTTTTTGATTTCACATACCTTAAGAATGTTCTACCCTTTGGTAGTACATCGGTGTAAAACTGATACACATTCTTAGGAGCCAACTCCCAATACTTTTGTATTTCATTTACTACAACCAACCACTCTGATTTCATACTAAGAAAGCGATGAACCATGTAGTTACTCCAAGTTTTTTTATCACCCTCATCAAGTGATTCCCAATACATTGGATTTTGTACATTAGTAATTTGTTTTATATGGTCGAATAACGATTTTGTTTTCATAATAACCTTTTAGATATAAATAAGTATAAAACTTATAAGTGAAAATGACAAAAATCTTTATTCTGTTCGTAAAAAGTTTTTAGTTCTTGCCAGTTCTCAATATTTTTATAATTCTTTTGTGTATTTAATTTCACACCTGAAAAGAATCCAAATAAATCTTCATAAAATAATACCCTTGAACTCTTGTGAGTTTTTAAATAATCAATAACCTTGATTGATGCTTCTTTAATACCTTGTATATCTTTTTTTATATCTTCAACCTCAATCTTTTCAATTTTTAACTTGTTGTATTCATCTTTTTCTTTTTGTGAAAATGTTTCAACTCCAAAATCTATTGGTCTCCACTTATCCGTTCTTTTTGCTAAGTTCAATGAAATTGCCTGTTCAAATACATTTCTTCTTGATAAGAAAAAAACAATATCATGAGAATCTATCAAATCTAAATGTATTTTTTTCTGTGGATAAACACCATACTTGATTCCAAGAGTATTTTTATCTTTGTATATTCTATCTAAAAATTCTGTAATGCCTAAACTACTAACTAATCTATTGAGATTGTCATCAAATCCAAACTCCCATACAAATTTCTTTGATGAAACTTCTTGTAGTGTTTTACAAAACTCTGTTGTTCCACTACGACTACAACCTAATACTAATACTTTATTTAAATGCATTTCCCAACATCCAAGTTATTAATGAGTAACGAGTTCCTTTAGTGATTGGTGTTACTCTATGTGATAAGAACGCAGGAAATATTGTGATACTCCCTCTCTCTCTTGGTGCAGTATAATTTTTCCCACCTGAATCTTCGGTGATTCCAAATTCTAAATCTCCACCCTCGTATGTTGTTTCATCTGATAACTGAACAATGGCAGTTAGTTTTCTTTTAGAAGTTTTCTTGGAACCACAATCAGTATGCCATTCATATTTACCACCAACATCATACTTTAAAAGTTTTACATCTTCCATTTTCTGTATATCAAAATTCCAAATTGATAAGTTTGATAATTCAAAAATCATTTTTAGTTTATTTCTTAATTTATCATCTTTGAATATAACTTCTTTATTGTTACGAACCTTTTTATTTAAAATATTTTCATCATACTTTCCTGCAAGTTCTGAATCATTTGGATTTACTTCATCCAAATATTTTATCAAGTTATCACATTGTGAATTAGATAAAAAATTCTCTTTATGTACTACAAATTTAAAATTATCATTTTGTATCATACGAAAGTATCTCCTACTGCCCAACAAACACAAGAATATCTCTCACCCTTTGTAACTGGTTTAACCTCGTGTCCTGCAAATGCGGGATGTATAATTAATTTCCCCACTTCTGGTTCTATGATTGTTCCGTCAAACATTCTGAACTCACCACCCTCATAATCTTGTTGGTCGTTTAAAAATACAATACAAGTTAATTTTACTGAACTAAACTTTTGTATTGAGTGAAAATCCGCATGTGGATTATACCAATCACCTACATCATATCTGTGTGCCTGTACTCTATTTTCAAATATTCCACTTAAATTATATTTGAATGTTGTTATGTTTGCAATTTGTATTGCACTCCAAAACTTATCAAGATACTTTTGCTCTTCTGTTCTACTAATGTTTAACATACAAACATTACTATCCTCTGTTGTATCCCAAGTCAATGATGAACTATCTTCTCGGTTTTCAGTATAATGTCCTTTCTTTCTTGTTGAGGTCTTATCTATATGTTTTATCATATATTCACATTCATCCTTTGAAAAGAAATTAGGTCTTGTAATAAACCATCTAAAATCTTGGTTTATCTTCAACTCTTCCATGTTTATATTTTTATATTTCATTTAAAAGTATTGCCCCCTATGAAAGTTATTAATGTGTATCTATCCTTTTCACTAAATTGTAAAACTTTATGTGCTGCAAATGATGGAAATATAACTAACCTACCTTTTTTAGCATCTATTTTATCGTTCCAAATTTGTAATCCACCATCCTCAAAATCATCATTTAAAAATATTAAACAAGATAATTTAGTACAACTATTAACAACACTTCCATCTCCTGCTGCAAAGTCTGTATGATAATTATCATCTGCTGTAAATGTATCTACTGAATATAACTTCCCACAAGAACCTTGAATACCTGATATATCAAATTTATATACCAATGTGTTAGATAGTTTTACTACTTTCCATAGTCTATCTAATAATTTTTCATTTTCTATATCAACATTTTTACAATCATGCATATCACCCGAAACAAAATTATCTTTTTTTACATTACTATCTATAAACTTAATTTCATCATCACACTCTTGAGATGATAAAAAGTTATCTCTAACTAAAAACCACTCAAAGTTTTTATTTGCAATCACCTAAAATGGTCTCCTACAAATAATTCTTGAATTACATGTCGTTTACCTTTAGTGACTGGTGTTACATTGTGTGATAAGAATGTTGGAAAGATTGTTAGTGAGCCTTTTTTCTTCTCCATAGTGTACCATTCTTTTGTATTTTTATCTTGGATACCGAATTGAACATCTCCACCCTCATATTCACTCGGGTCTGTTAATTGAATTATTCCTACTAACTTTCTTACTGAACAATAACCTGCATTAAAATCTGTATGCCAACCATAGAAACCACCATCTTGGTATTCTATTAGTTTTAACTCATCATGATAACCTCTGATATCAAATTTGAAAATATCTTTATTTACCATTTGAATAATCGTGTACATTTTCTTCTGTATCCAACCCCAATCATTGGCAGTTTTATCAGGTCTCATATCATTTAATGGTTGGTCTGTTAAATACCATTCTTTTGTTTGTCTGATTTCTGGTATGATTACACTACCCTTTTCATCACCAACACAACCTACAACTTGTTCTTCTGTATCTGTAACTTGTTTAATTATTTCATCACACTTTTCATGTGATAAGAAATTTGGTATTTGAATTGAATACTTGAAATTATTATTATGTTTATATTTTCCCATCCTACAACCTTTTTAGTTTCTATTAAGGTGAATTGTGAGTTACAATATCATGAGCAATAATAGTTCCATAATCTTGTTCTAACAAGTTATATGTTATATATTCTCCCTCAATTTTATTGATTTCTACAATTTCTACCCATCCATCTATATCTCTAACATAATCACCAACTTTTATAATACCACCACCATCTTGTAAAAACATTGGATTGTTCTCAGCAATTGTAGACCAACCTTTATCTCTCAATAAAAATGGATGGTTATCAGTTGCTTTAATTGTTTGTCCACTTTCAACTTTGATTCCATAACAATTATCATGTAGTTTCTTTCTTATCATATTTACTTTACCCTCTTTAAACTCTTCAGTTTCTTCATCGTATTGTAAAATACTTTCACCTAATTCTATCTCATCAATTCTTTTATAAACACCATCTCCCATATTAATAACTTGGTCTTCCATTAAACAAAATTTGTTATGAACTAATACATCATTTGCAAAATAGTTATGGTTTGTTGTTATTTCTAATGAATAAGTTTGGACTGGATTTATATCTTCAACAATATTAGTAATTTCTCTTTCCACTAATTTACCATCACGAAGTTCTAAACACTTATCACCAATTTCTAATTGATTTGATTCTATATCATATCGTTTTTTAGTCCACTCTGGTTTATATGAACTCCAACCTTTTCCAACTACCCAATATGGATGGTCAAATGTATTCTTTGTCTTCTTATCACCAAAACTAATCTCTATAATATCTGCGTGTGTTGGTGTATCAATCGTGGTAACTTTACCTGTCTGAACTTCTTCATCTTTGAAATTATAATTCATAACTTCATCACCGATTTCAATTCTTTCAATAACTTTTGTAGTTCCATCACCCATAGTGATTGGTGTTCCTGCTACAAAACACTTTGGTGGAATATTGTGAACCAATATATTTGATTGGAAGTAAGTATCAATATCCTCTACATCAAGTGCATACCAAAGTGTATCACCATCATGTTCTGTCTTTGATGTAACTTCTGTTTCATTACCACTTGTGTCTAAAAGATAATCTCCAGTTCTAATAGCATCTGTTGTTATCCATTCCCAAGTATCTCCTTGTTTTACAAAATATCTAATATCACTACTAGCCTGTTGTAAATTATAAGGTGCTTTAATACTACCATTGATTAAATAATATCCATAATTTTCGGTGTTCATTACATCTACAACAATAGAACCTTGTGTTGTAGAACCACTTAAATCTGTTGTGGTGTAAGATAAATAATCTTTTGATTCATCTGGCATTCCATATGGTTGATAACTTAAAACAACATCCCCAACTTCAACATCTTGAACCTGTTTTGTTGAACCATCATACATTTTAATTAAACTACCACTCGCAGATGTTTTTGCTTTTTGCCCTATATAATCCCAACTATCTGTTGCTGTAGGTTTTAGTTTAACATTTCTACCAGAATCTCTATCACCAAACACAATAACCTTTTCTGGTGTCATCATAAACTCTATTTTACCCACACCCAAATGTGATTGTCCATCTCTGTAACTTCCACTATGAACAATATATTCTTCTATCAAAGAACCACTATCAACTCCATTTTGATAACTTGAACTTGTTGAATTGTATGTGTAAAAACCAATTTTATTAGTTTGAACACTCGAATCTTGAGTTGCAGTTTTAACTACAAAATCTGGATAATTATTATTTGGTGTATAATTATCCTTATCAAATGATGGTATCAAAGAAGAACTAAATGGTGAATTACCCAAAAATGTTCTAAATGTATTTTTATCAAATGAACCACTAACTATACTTTTTAAATTATCATCACTATACCAAGGCGTTTGCATCCATAAATGAAACTTATCTAAGTGGTCTTCGTCTCCTCTTTGTAAAAAGTATGTTCTTGTTAGACTATCACCATATTCAAAATTAGTCGTTATATCATGTCGTGCAAAACTAGCACTAATTAATGGTTGTTGAAGTGTTGATGGATTTTTTTTACCATTGTGATTAACTCCATAAACATAAGTAGTCGTGTATCCTTTATCATTTACATAATCTGATATTACATCGAAGTAACTACCTGTCTGTATTGCTGCACTACCAACAATTCCAATATTGGTATTCATTTCTATAAATTTTACTTCGTTGGAACCACTTTCTATAAGGTAGTCTATACCACCAAGAATTCCAGCATTTGATAATGAAGGCCAATTACCTGCACTACCTGTAATATGATTAATAAATTCTGTTGTTCTTGTTATCTGTGTTGACATATTGTTTTCCTAATTTCTATAAAACTTTTCATATATAAATATCAAATACCATCAATTTCGGTGAAAATATAATCTTTTTTGACTGATAATGCTGGTGTGTTCCACCAATCTAATTTAATTGAAGCAGTATTTAATCCTCGTTTTTTGATTTCATTACACCTTAACCAAACCAAATCTTTTCCTAACCCTTTGCCTCTGTGTTCTGAAAACACATAACGATTACATAAATAAGGATATTTTTTATCCCAATCTATAAAACACCAACCACCCTCAAGTAAATAAAATGTGAAATTGTTTTGCAATCTATCTTTCAAATCAGACATATCCCACTCTTTCCAAGGTCTTCCAAATGAATCTTGAAAGTTATTTAATTCCTTTTCAATAGTTTCTAATTGATAAGGATTAAATTTAAACTCATCAAACTCTAAATAATTATGAGTTTCTCGTGGTTCATAATCAGTTAAATCTATTTTGTAATACACTATTGCTCTGCAATTTGATTCATCATGTTCTTTGGTATTGAACCACAATTACCACATGCAAATACTTGTATTGGTACGATTGCTTCTTTACCTGTTGGTGATACTAATGGTGATATTCTTTTCAGAAAGAATGATTGTATGAAAGATGCGTTTCCACACTCTTCACAAACTATTGTTTCTGTATCACTAATATCCACAGGTTGTGGTGGTTCTTGATATTTTCTATCTTTACTCATGTTAACTCCTCTATATCTAAATTATCTGTAATAAGTACATTCTTATCTAACTTTAACATTTTTTTATATTCTTCTAAAAACAAATTATAATTAGGATGTGTTCTCTTAAATATCTGTCTTTGTTCAACTATTTCCTTTGAACTCACACCCCAATCAGTAAATTGTCCAAACTCTACTTCAACTATGGCATCTGAACCATAACTTAAATCATCAATTAATTTTACAAAACCACTCATCTCTTTATAATTTAAATCTTGACAAACAAATGATGTTCTAATAAATTTTAAATTAGGAATATCTTCAAATATAAACTTTAAGTTTTTCTGAAGTGTTTCCCACTTACCACCTTTTCTTACTATTTCGTAAGTTTCTTTTGTACATGCATCAATACTAATATGACAAGTTAATCTTGGAATATCGTGTAAGTTTTTAAGTTTATTCCAATGTGTTCTTGACCAACTATTAGCATTTGTATGTAAATGTAAATTAACTAAATTTGGAAAATCTTTAGTGTTAATCATTTTCAATAAATCTCTAAATACATCTGCTCCAAATGCATCACCTGAGTTAGTTATATAAACCTCGTGAGTATCACATATAGGTTCTCCCATAATTAACTCTTGTATCTTATAAGTTTGTTCTCTATCTTTACCCTCTGTTTTAAAGAAATCTTTTCTACAAGATGGACAAGCTAAATTACAACTTCTATCGTGAGCAAATGTAACACTTTCAGGCCCATAAGGTAAATCAATAGTTTTGTTTTCTATTATATTTTGATACTTTTTCTTTCCATTAGGATTTATTTCTTTTGCATCCCATAACTTTTCAAATGTTGATTCATCATATATTGGAAAGTATGCTGAATAATCCTCTTCACCTTTATTCCACTTTTGAATGTAAGGACATAAGTTTTCATCACACATAGAGAAATCACCTTTGTGCATACTTCTTCTTAATCTTTTTGCGTAATTACTATTCCAAATATCATCCCATTTATCTGTTAAGATATTACCAGCTGGTTTTTCTATCCAACTCGTACAACACTGCCAAACATCTCCGTTATCTCTTATTTCGGCATATCGAAATGGTGATACACAAAATCCTTTTCTCACTTTACCTTGCCAATAATTTCAATAAACATTGCCATAATGTTAATTTCTTTATCTACCACTACTGCATCACTTTGTTGATACTGAGCCAAAACTAAAATACACTCAGCCACATGACCTCTACCCCAATCATCGACTGTATCAAATAACAATCTGAATAAATCAGAGAAATCTGTTACCTTTGAATCTGCTAATAGTTGTCTTATATTTTTAAAACAATTCTTCTTATCTTGTGTTTTCAAGATTTCTAATACTTGGTTCTTGTAATCATTCTGAATACTCATACCCTCATCAATAACCAACTCACCATTCACTACTTGTCTTTGTGCGGCATTAATCACTCTTCTTAAATCAGGAAAACCACCATTAACTATGGTTACAATATCTTCAATATCTGATTTAACTCCCTCTTTTGTTAGAATGGTATTTAAATGAACTGCAACTTCTTTCCTATCTGGTGGAATGATTTGAAATGATTGACATCTACTTTGAATTGGGTCAATGATTCTCTCAACATAATTACAAGTTAAGATAAACCTACAATTCTTACTAAATGTTTCCATTAGATTTCTTAGTGCTGCCTGAGCATTTGGTGTAATGTAATCACACTCATCCAAGATAATAACTTTCATCTCTTTGAATCCAAGTGTTGATGCAAAGTTCTTTACTTTATCACGAACCACATCCACACTATTCTCATCAGATGCGTTGATGTAAAGATAATCACACTCTATATTATTAACAAGTAATTTAGCGAGAGTGGTTTTACCTGTACCAGCACGTCCGTATAGTAAAAGGTGTGGTAAATCTCCACTCTCGATGTAGACCTTGACTTTACTTCTTAGGTGTTGGTTACCTATGTAGCTGTCAAGTTTCGACGGCCGATATTTTTCTACCCATAATGTGTTTTTAATTTCTTCCATGTTATTCCTTTTTGTTAATACTTTTTCCATACCCATATTGGTTCACAAAATGTTTTATCTTTCGTCTGTTCTGCCAGTTCCTTTGTTTCGTCTTTGTATCTATCTTCTGATGCTGTTCCTGCCCCACCACTATTAGGTCGTTTAGCCATCTCCATTCCAATACAACCTTGATACTCTGAATCACTTAGTGTACTTAAGAAATCATTCATAGGATTACATATCTCTAACCACTTCTTACTACCACCACTACTTGCGTAAACATCACTTATGTTCACTAATAAATATCCACCTCTCTTGATAGAAGGCCATATTTTTTTTAGTGTATGTTGTAAAAAGTTTTTATTCCACTCATCAATAGTTTTATATCTAACCCAACTTTGTGTATCATCATAACTATATCTCTCAACATTAAAATAAGGTGGTGATGTAAAGACCGTATCATACGAATTCTTTTTGTATTCAAAATCCTCTGCAGGATGTTCTACAAACATACTCTTCTTAGGAACTTCAAACATAGTTCTGTGTTTATCGTAGAACTCTGATTGTTCATGATAGATGGGATGATTTTCTTTTCGTGGGTCTATACCCATGTAAAACTCACCTGTTTCACTTGCATAGAATCCAGCCAATCTATCTCCCCAACCTGCTGAGAAATCCAATATACTTTTACTTCCTAACTTATCATACAATACCTTGGCAACATTTGGTTTAAATTGAGAACAAATATATTTTCTCAAACTCAACATAATTCTCAAGTTACCTGCATCTATCTTTGATAACTTAAGTGAGTATGCAGAACCCATCAAACTCGTCATATACTTTTCGGTTTCCCAAGTTCTCTTTGGACCTGGTGCAATTGTACCATCAACACTCCATCGATTTACTTGTTGAAAGAAATTACTTGCTTTGTTACCAGTATTGATTCGTTTAAAGTATTGTTGTTTACCCTCGAATGTTAAATCGTATTTAAAATCAGTACCCTCACGAGCGAACCATTCTCCCTCAACGAGTATTTCGTTGTGTCTCATACCCTTTAGTTTCTTGAGAGCATCAAATGCATCATCCTCAGAAATACTGGCATAAGGAATGGGATATTCCATCGCAACTTTTGCCAAAGATTCTTTTACATCGTCTTTATCAAAAGTATTCTTGATGTGTTCCCATTCCTCTTCACCAATAAAAAGATATGGTTCCATATTCTTGAACTTGTTAAAGTACTCTAAGTACATTAGTTAACTTGTTGTGTTGCTACTAAGTAGTACTCCGAATAGTAATCATCAATATTAAAACTAATCGTTGCAATACCTTGTGAACTAACTTTAAGAACTGCCTTCTGACATTCTTTATTAGCGTTTAGAATATTAGCAAACATTGTTGCATTAAATGATACAACATCTAACTTACCAGTCAAATCACCTTTGACAGGAATTGTAACTCTGTTTGTTGCCTGATTACTAAAACCAATGATAACTTCTATCTTACCATCTGAATTAGCAATAGTGAATGTATCTGTATCAGGTAACGCACTTTTACCACCAATGAATGTATTAATGAAATAGGAATCTACTTCGATTTCTAAATCCCACTCACTTGGTAGATTTTTTAAGTCTGGTGGTGTAGGGATAACTGATAAATCACTCAACATATACTTTGATTTAGTACCATGAGTATCTGCCATCTCAACACTTACAAACTTATCACCCATCTGTTGATATTGGAAGTCGACATCTTCCCCCAATATATTTAGAAGAGCAACTAATTGTGATGTATTATATACACCAACATCACTTGGACCAATATCCTTAATTTTATCAAGTTTTACTGAACCCACCAATGATTTATCACCTGAGATAAACCTCGTAGATAGTGCCGTTCCATCGGAAGACCACTTCACAGATTTAATCTCTCCACCGAGAGTGTATTTATTGATAAACCTTAGTAACGCATTTTTGTTCATAACCATTTCTCCATTTGTTAATTGTTATTTAATCTCTCTATATATACATATATACAAGAATTCTCAAAATCAAAAAAATCTTTCAATACTTTGTTCTTTGTCTACTACATCTTCCCACTTCATAGCTTTATAAAACATACCGAGTTTCTTACTCATCGCTTGTTCAAACATTCTATTGTGGTCAATGTGATTTTTAATAAAATCTAATATTTGTGGTGGGTCTTCCCAACCTTTATATCCTATGGTGTCAAATCCAAATGTATTCTCTTTTAAATACACCCATTTAATCTTACTACCATTACCAATCTTCTCATATTTTCTACCCTCGAACCAATGTTGTAATAATGAATTGTAATTGATTGCGGATTTCACATGGACAGGTGCACCCTTTTTAAATTTACTGAAAGATGAATCCTCATCCGTTACTTCATACTTACCAATACCCTTTACACCGATTGGATTTGCCATTACATCATAATGTAACATATGCATATTTCTTTTGAACTTACTAATTCGTTCATCGATTTGTTCTTTAGGAACATTTGCCAAGATATCTTCCAATACATCTGATAACAATGATTTCATAGCAATTGCAAAGTTACTTCTGACTGTATCTAAACCCTTAACATGAACCTTATCACACTTTCTACCTGCATCATTTATAATTCTTAATCCATATCGTTTCTTCGTAATGAATAATGCAGTTTTTGCAACCACCTCTTGTTTAATATCAAACACATGGTTATCTATATTTAAGAATTGTTTTGCAAAGTAATTATAACTCTCATTTAAGAAATCTTGTACCTCACCACAAACTTCCATAATTCTCTGAGTCATCATGGTTTCACTTAACTTTTGATTTGGAAACCTATTCTCTATCAATGGAACCGCAGAGGCAAAAATACTATCAGTATCTATATAAATCACATAGTCTTCTGTATTACCCAACTCTTTGTTATAAAAGTGGTTTGTAATCTTCTTACTGAACTTAATTAAGGCTTGACCTGTAGATGTGGTTGCCTCTGCGTTATCCAAATCATAAAATCTAAATACTGGTAATCCTAACACACCATACAATGAGTTTAACAAAATTTTCTGTAGGTATTGTCTCCTATCAAAATATTGAGATTTCTTTTTATCACCTTGTTCGTGGAATTTATTAACAAGTTTCCTCATCTCAACTCTTTCTTCGAACCATTTGGTTAGAAGTGCAGGAATCAATCCTTGTTTATCTGTACGATACATAATACCATTAGATGATATACTTAACCCTGTCTCTTCTAAATAGGATTTTAATTGTTTATTATCGACTGTGTCAATTGTTTTACCATGTCCATTCTTTAAAGTGTAATTCTTTATAGTATCACCCTTTACGAACTCAACTGAATCCCAACCCTCTACTTTACCAACCTTTGTTTCTGGTGATATATTTAAAGAACGAATAACACTTGGATACATACTTGTGATATCTAAATCATATACCCAATCGTGTCTACCTGCTTGTGGTTTCTGTACATATGCACCTTCAAACTTATCATCCTCACCTCTCTTATAAACATTCTTTGGTTTGTTTGGTGCAACAATACCCATCTTCTTTAGGTAAACCAAGATAGCACCCTCAAGATATCTTGAACTCATCATAACATCTTCATAAGGTACATGACCAAGATGTGCTATACCTCTTGCAATACCAATAAAATCTAACTTTTTATCTAACTCGATTAGGATTCGTACATCTCGAATGTTATATTTAATAAACTTATCTAAATCTTTTTCATACAAATCATTAAGTGTTCCTTGATACTCAATCTTTTTCATACCAACTTCTACTTCACCGATATAATCTAATCTATAACTTGATTGTTGGATTGGCGAGAACTTACGATATAATGTGAGATAATCTAAACAACTGATACCAGCAATATTATGTTTCTTTTTGTATTCATTATAATATACATCACGAATAGGTGATAACATATTTGCAACTTCTCTACCTAATACATTTACACTACGATTATATAGATAAGGGATATCAAAGAACTCTGAATTCCAACCACTTAATATATCAGGTGATATCTCTGCATACTTCTGATAAAACTTTGTTAATAGGTCGTGTTCACTTGTAAATAACTCAACTATCTCATCATCCTTTTCATAATTCTGCATAGTTTTCTGTTCATCTAAAGTATAACAATAATACTTTTCTATCATCTCATCATAGAACGCAATAGAAGTTATCTTCTCGTTTGCTTTTGTTACATCTGGAAAACCATCTACAACTTCTACCTCGATATCAAAGAAAAAAGTTTTACATCCCTCACTTGCATCATCTGAATCTGTATATTGGTCTACTAAAAATCTTGTGGTGATAGGAACATCACTCTCGAATAAATTGGGGTCATCATCATCCCACTTGTATACTTTCTTTACTTTATCACCATCTAAGGTGTGGTGGTAACCTGCTGCATTCTTTACATATGCATATTTCTTATAAGGTACAATGAGATGTCCGCGTTTGTCATCCCATACATGAATTTTGTTTCGTCTTTTCTCGTAATATATGTTCTTATACACTAATTATCCTATAGTTTGTTCCAACTCACCCCACATTAAAATACTGCAATAAAGTATTTCATCGTTAGGGTTCCAATCTCTACCACTTGGTGTATCTACATCATCGAAGTTATCTTCCCAATATATTTCACCTGTCTCGTGGTTATAAATCTGTTCTATTTGTAGTTCTCCATGATACTCTTTCCATACAACCGCAAATTCTTCACAATTATCACTTGAATCATAATCATCACAAAATTCTGTCATTAACTGATTGAATGGAATCTCACGAGTGTTAACACTTAAGTCTTCTACACCCATTATATGATTACTATTGTAAATTGTCTCATTTAAGTTCATAATATATCCTTTGTTTTTCATATGTGAATATAGTGAAAAAAGCATATATGTGTCAAGTATTATTTATAACTTTTTTAATATAAATGGGGGGAAATAAATCCCCCCAAATTACATTATTAGAAATTAACAGTCAATCCAATGTTTGCATATCGTGGTGTTCCTAAGAATACCTCTGCGTTATGTGGTAAGTGAAGTTTATCACCATACCCATTGTATTGACTATTGTCAACTGCATCTTGTACAAATACATCATCAAGTGCGTTGAAGATATGACCTGTAAGAGTCAAATCTAAACCAGCAACACTTGGAAGATTGTATGATGCATGTAAATCAAGTTTAGAATAACCTGGGGCTTCCCAAACTTGTGTTCTGTCGGCATCACCCTCAATCTCACGAGAATCAGGTGACCAATCAGCAAAGTTTCTGTCATATGTTTTGTACAATGCCTGTAATCTCAAACCTTTAATTGGTTTAAGAGTAACACCTAAAATATAAGATGTTTGTGGCATATCACCAACCCATAATCCATCAAGTGCATAAGAGTAATCTGTAGTCTGAACACCAATTACTTGGTTATCATCATTAAACTCTTGTTCTTGGTAAGTACCATCGGCATCACCAACGAACTTCCAACTACCATAAGATGCGATGAAATCAAGTTCAACCATATCGTGTGGTTTTACTTTAGTTTCAATCTCAATACCTTTATGGTTTTGGTCAACACCTGTTAAGAAGATAATATCAGTATCACCTGATGAACCTTGACCTGTTGAAACAGATTTAGTAAGGTTTCTATCTTTCCAATCGGTGTTATAAGCACTAACTTTAACTCCGAACCTTTCAGTTCCATAGTTCACTCCAAACTCACTAGCAATGAATTTTTCATTTGCTGGGTCTGTTGAGACTGTACCATCGTAGTAGATAACATTGTCTAATATTGGTGCTTTTTCAACTAAACCTGCGTTTAGGAATACTCCAAGATTATCGTTAATGTTATATAATCCACCACCTTTTAACTGATAGGTCGTGATTGCATCTGCTTTAACAAGATTATCAATGGTGTTCCCATCTTCATCTACATTAACAGCAAAGTGGTCTTCATAAGAGTATGTAATACTTGATAATCCACCCATACCATATAGGTTTAATTTTTCAGTATTATAATTACCTTGTAAAAATCCACCAATCCAATCGACTGTGGTTTCATTATGATAGGCAATGATATCACCTAAACCAACAACTTTCCCATCAGGTGCATTATCATCAGCGAAATCTACATAGTAGTCTCCACCTAATAAATCACGAACCTCACGAGCGTGTTCGATACCTGCTGTTCTCCAGTCTAATCCAACTTGTAATTCAAGTTCATCATTAACAATGTAGTTTAATTTTGAAATCAAACCATATGTATCTTGACGATTAATTGAGTTACGAAGAATACCTGTTGAACGAGCATCTGTTTCAGAATAATCAGCATCGAAGTTTGTTCTGTTTTGTTCTATCTCTGCGTTCCAATCCCACATCCAAGGCGAAGATGCATACCATCTTTCTCCCTCAACTGCAGGTGTTCTTGAAACACTACCATATGTACCAGTACCACCACCAGAACCACCACTCCAATAAAGAACTGAACTCAAACGAGTCTTGTCATTTATTGTTAAGAAGTGATTTAGATTCACTAATGGTTTATGAAAGAAGTTTTCTCTCTCATTTATAAAACCTTTATTGAATCTATCGGTTGTTTTTGCTCCATACATATACCAATATTGTTGACCAGTGTATGATTCATCTACTGGTGCCCAATTTTGATTGTAGAACCTACCTGCTTCAGTTTCGAATTTGTTACCATCTGCAAATGCATCAGTATCATATCCATCAACATCACCTGCAAGCTCTTGTGAGTATGTTGCTATGTTTTGTTTGTATAAGTTCTGACCGTGTCGTTGTGGTGCACCTATTGCGTACAACTCAACTCTTTGGTCTTCACTTACGGCGTAAGAACCACCGAAATAATAGGCCCATGCATCTGTCCATGTCCCATCGATAATTCCATCACCAGTTTTACGAACAATTGTTCCACTTAAAGCTAACTTATCTCCGATGAGACCAGTATGGTAGGTAGCGGTAGTCTTTAGAAAACCCCCATCTCCAGCTTCTTGTTTGAACTTTCCACCTTTTTCCATCGCGGTTGGGTCTGTAATAATGTTCATTGTTCCACCAATGGATGGAGTCGCAAGATTAACTGCACTTAGTCCTCTTTGAACCTGAATAGATGATGTAGCATCACCAACTCCGTCCCAATTAGACCAGTACACCCAACCATTCTCCATGTCATTCTGTGGTACACCATTTATCATTACTGCAACATTTCGTTGATTAAAACCTCGAATGTTGATACGAGCATCACCCGCACCACCACCTTGTTGGGTTGCATATACACTTGGTGTTGTGTTAAGAATCATTGGAATGTCTTGTGAACCAAGACGAACATCCATTTCAGCTTTACTAACATTAGTGTAAGCAACAGGTGTTGTTTCAGATGCACGAGATGCTAACACCTCTACATCTGATAATCCCAAGAAATCAATTTCTAATATGAAATTAACACTTGAAACTATATCCTCAACAACTACTGATTTCGTTATTGAAGAGTAACCTATGAAAGAAGCAGTTACATCGTATGTACCTGATAGAACATCAATTTTGAAAGCACCAGAATTATCTGATACTCCACCTACATCTGTTCCTACAACTACAATATTAGCTCCCTCAAGTGGTTGTGAGTCAACATCAGTAACAACTCCGACAATAGATTGTGCATACAATCCTGCCATCATAAATACTGATGCGATAAGATTACGATAATTATTCATAATCATCTCCTTGTTTGTTTACTTGTGAATGACACATTTTTATACTGGTGTGTCGCCTGCCAGTAGTATGTGAAACTTTTCTTAGTTCGCATAATCTTGGTCGTCATTATCACCTGTCGTAGGTGTGATTTCTACATCACAAAAATCACCATCACAAAACTTCTCTACATTTGCTTCTTCAGCTTTGATTACTCCGAAGTTTAGTTTACCTAACTTCTTAACATCTTTATTATATGTTTTTTCATCAATCGCTTCATAAGGCATTTGTCGATATGCTCCGTAATCGTGTCTTGGTAAAAGAGAAATACCCTTTAGGTGATATTGATAATAGTTTAATACTTGTGGTATCATATCAGCTTCTGTTTCTGGATTAAAGGTGACAGTACAACTCACTTGGTTATCAGCCCAATGTCTTTGCATAAATGCTGCCAAACTGAATTGTTCCCATATGGATAGTTCTCCGACTGTCCTTATACCCTCTCCTACATCGACAGGAACTTCAACTACTAATGTTGAATCCTCTGAACCAAATGCTGGTTCGATTTTATAACCTGCTTTTTTCAATGGTTCAACTAAATCAGAATTAATTGATATTCTAATTCTTCTTGTATAGAATCTTGATTCAGGATAATGTAATCCAGGTGTTGAACCTGCTAACAAAGAAACTGTCCCACTTGGTTTTACACTTGTGGTTTTAATTGATTTTGGAATAGCAAACCAATCTGAATAGATATCATCCCATTCTTGTATAGTATCATATCCCTCTTCTAACCAATTTTTCAACTCATTTAATCCACGATTGGTAATGAATTGAGCAATACCACTTACTGAACAACCAATTCGTCTGTTTCTCAACATAACTCTATTGGTATCTGACCAGTGTGTTCTACCTAATGTAACAGTCTTTGCATACAAATAAGCATACTTTAATGTTCTTTGATAATCCTCTAATGAATCGTGATTTGCTGGAAATGTTTCCACTAAACAACATAACTCATAGGATTCAAGTGATTGTTCCAAACAAGGATTACCACCCATAACTCTATGGTCTTTGTTATCTCCACCATTCTTCATACGAGAATACTTTCTCATATTTTCTAACCACGCAAAACCTGGTTCTCCATTATCTGCTATTCTCTTTGAGGCTTCTGTATAATCCATACCTAACTCAGCGAATATACTATTATTAGATGTCCAACCAAATTGTTCTCTGTGTGGATTTACTTTGTAATTTTTTAAATCTAAATACTCTTCATTGTGTGGGTCTCCGAATACAATCTCTGCAGTTCTTCTTACATTACCTGCCACAACACATTTACCGATTAAATTCATAATATCTACGATTGTGGTGATTGTGATTGGATTACCTGTGTTACCCTCTAATACTTGTCTAACACTTTCGTGAACTTCTTCTAATGGGTCTGGGCCTGAACTAACTCCACCAAAACCTTTGATTGGAACTCCTGCAGGTCTGATTAAACTATAATCAAAATGAACTGGTGCTTGTCCATGAAAGTAACTCTCTAATAATAATCTTAAAGATTCTACCCAACCCTCACGAGTATCTGGTATTTGAAAAGTTTGTTCATCTCGTTTGATATCAACACCTTTAACAACTATTTCCCCCGCTCCTTTAGTATCAAAACCTACTCCAACACCTAACATACTTGCATCCATTAGGAAACAAAATGGTTTGGAATAATCTTCTTTAATTGTTTTTGTTGATACGAACGCACAATTGTTTAGTGCAGCATATAATCCTTTTTCTTCTGTGATTGCTGTTCCCATTGCCCATAAACCACGACCTGGTGGTAAGAACTTCATGTTGAAGATTCTTTCATACATATCTTGTGCAGATTTCTGTGCTTGCCAAGGATTCCAACCTAACTGATGTGATTCAATGTGATTCATTTGCATTGAATATGTTCCCTCTACAACCCTTTGGACAGTTTCCCACCATCTTTCATTCTTTCCATCTTCTTTAATTCTGGAATAGGTTCTCATGTAAACCAACTCTCCCAATCCATTAAAACCAAATGGTGGTTTTTTTCTTTTGAATTTATTTATAAAATTCTCTGATAATTTAAACTTATGTCCCACTCTTGTCTCCTTAATTTAAAACTTGTTTTCTCCGATAAATAAGTATTATATATACAGCAGATAATACAAAGTTTTTTAATTTTTTCGAAGTTTTAAAAAGATTTTCTTCGAAGTTTTATTCAAACCCTTCGCCATCAAAATCTTTCTTCTTCTGTGCCAATGTTTTACGAATATATTCATCAGCATTATTCATTTTTCCTTGTACTTCTTTACCACCTTGTGTGTTTGTTTCATAGATTTGTATAAAACCTGTATTAGTGTTGATAGTAGCAGGGAATGTAATACCATCTGGCCCAAATCTATTCTTAATAACATGGAATCTACCTGTGTTAGCAATCTTATCTTCTACTTTTCTACTCATACTCATAACAAAATCTGCTGTCATAACCTTTGAATAATCTTCTGATACTTTATCTGCTCCAATCACATCTTCTTCTAATGCTGAACGATTAGCTTGAGATGCTGTCCATAATGGTATATCAAACTCACCTGCCATACCTCGTAGTTCTTCATACACATGACCTATTTGATGTCTTTTTTCATTGAAGTGTTGTGTAGATTTCATAATATCTGCATAATCCACAATAATCATATCTGGTTTTATACCTCTCATCTCACATTGTTGTATATGTGCTGCAAGAGTATTAACACTTGCACTTTTTGTTGGATAATATTTGATGATTAACTCACCCTTTAACTTTGAAATCTTTTGTTGTACTTCTTCTTTATAGTATTGTAAGTTACCTGTTGGTTGTCCACTTACTATTGTATCATATCTTAACCCTACATACTGAGCATTTAACTCTAATGTATAATGAAGTACCGTCTTTCCTTGTGCAACTGCATGAGCACCCAATGCTTGAAGAGTCCAAGATTTACCAATACCAGCAGGAGCAACAATCACACCCAACTCACCACCTGCCAATCCACCATCCATCAAATCATTTACACTATCCCATTGTGTAGGTAAACATACTCTTGTTTGTTTGGATAATCTCTCCTCTAAACCTGTGATGTATTCGTGTCCGATATCAGTTTCTACACCCGCCTTCATAGCTTCATCTATAATGGTTTTTATTTCATCATACTTCTGTACTTCTAATAATTCAACTGATTCCATAATTGCATTCTTTACAACTTGGTTCTTACAAAACTCAAGAGATTTCTCTTTTACAAAAGCTAAATCTGGTGATTCACGATGTTGCCATGCACTTCTTAATCCATCTACTATGGATGTTTTTAACACATCATTATCTACCTCATCAACAATAACTTTTAATGCTTCCATTGTTGGTGTGGTTTTGTATTTTTTGAAATAATCCTTGATGGATTTGATTATGAATTTGTTACTATCTGAATCGAAGTAACTTATCTCTAAGATATCTAAAATTGTTTTTGTATACTTTACATCTGTGATTAAAGATGTAAGCATCTTACTTTGAAAATTTGTTCCGTATTGTGTTAAAGATTCACTCATTATAACCTATTATTAAGTATCAAGATTGCCATACAAATCTTGTATTTTTTTATCATAAAATTCCGTTCTTTTCATATCACGATATCTCTGTCGTGCTTTTGCTTTTATCCTATCAGCATTTCGTTTGTAATGTTCCATCTGCCACTTTCTTTGTGCATCTCGTTTCTCTTTTGCTGTAAAATATTTCTTCTTCCTACCCATGTGTCTTCTCTGCCATATGATTTAATCTATTAAATGTTGAGTGTAACCAACTATCAAGATTAGGTAATGCAGTATACATTTTATCCTCTAAGAACATCTTCTGAAACTTGTGCTTAACCATTCGTTGAATTGGATTCTCTACTAGCGTTTGAATAGTTCGTTTACTATGACCAGATATGTTTAAATCATCTAAATCCATTAGTTTCTTATTTAAAAGTAATTGGTCTTCTGAGTTTACTATCTGTTCACATAGTTTGAATTGTTTTCTTTTAGGTTCTGCACTTTTTAATAAATCATCAATGGAATGTTTGTGTGGGGAAGCAAGCCAAGGAAACATTTTTAATAATGTTTTTATTCCTGCACCCTTGATTCCAGGTATTCCATCTGATTTATCACCATCCATTGTTCTGAATAGTAAAAAGTTTGTTGCATTGATACCATATTCATTTAGTATTCTTTCTTCATCGTACATCTTTTTCTTCGTTGGTGACCATACCTTGATTCGTTCATCTACCAACTGAAGAAAATCTTTATCGGTTGACATGATTGTACAATTATCTTTGAAACAATGTTTTGATGCATACCCAATAACATCATCTGCTTCTATATTAGGAACATTTGTTATTGTTAATGGTAAACATTCAAGATATTCAATCACTCGATTTAATTGTTGAATCATCATCTTATGTTCTTGTTCACGAGTCAAAGAAACATCTGTAAATCTATTTAACCTTAGAGACATTTTTCTTCCTGCCTTATATTCAGGAAATATCTTTCTACGGCGATTAGACCCACCTTTACCATCAAATACTATGATAGTTCGTGTAGGTCTAACCATATTTATAGTGAAAGCCAAAGACCTTAAAAAACCTACTATTCCACCAATGTGAATTCCATCCTCATTAGTAGTAGGTATTGCGGTGAACACTCTAATAAAAGTGTTCAAACCATCTATAAGTAAAACCGAGTCGTTTGGTTCACCACTATCTACTTTACCGCCAGATTTCTTAATCTCTTCAAATATTGATAAGTGTCTCTTATTAATCACCTATAACCTCATCTGTGAACTCTACATCATCAATACCAAGTTTATCTTTGTATTGTAATATAACCTTATCACAAATGATACCATAGACATAGTCTTTCAACTCATCATTACTGGCAATCAACTCTTCCCAATCCTTTGATAAAAACTTATGGTCTTTACCATTTTGGTCTGTAAGAGTGTACCATGCACCACCTGATTTAACTAACTTGTGTTCTTTCAACACAGTCAACCATGCACCATAATTATCTATACCTCTATCGAAGTACATATCATAATCGGTATGTCTTAAAGGTGGGCCTAATCTATTCTTGACAATCTGTGCTCTACACTTCATACCAAGAACATTCTTTGCCGTGTCTTTGATTTGTCCCATGTTCTTCAATCTGATTCTTGTTGAAGCATGGAATGGTAATGCTTTTCCACCACTTGTTGTCCAAGGGTCTCCAAACATAACACCTAATTTTTGTCTTAACTGATTTGTGAATACGAGAGCTATTTTCTGTCTACCAATCATCTGAGTAATCTTTCTCATTGCCTTACTAATAATGATTGCCTTAGCAGTTGCCCAACCATCTTTCTCAAAATCAGATTCCATTTCTACTTTCGTAGATGCGGCTGCAAGTGAATCAACCATAATAGTTACTAACCTATCTTTGTCTGATTCTCTAACTTTTGTTACTATTTCATCAATAGCTTCAAAGATATCCTCTACAGTCTCTAAGTGTAGATATAACATTTTGTTCATATCAACACCAATTACTTCCAAGAACTCTTGGGAAACAGATGTTTCAGTATCAATATAAACTGCCACACCACCTTTCTTCTGAGTCTCTGCAAGAATATGAGCACCAAGTAGTGATTTACCACTTGATTCTAATCCATTGATTTCTGTAATTCTACCAACTGCAATACCACCATCTGGTCTATTTGATATAGCCAAATCCAACATGGAACTACCTGTTGAGATAAAATCTTTTATATCTGTTGGTGTTGAATCACTTCCATCTAAGAAGTATGCTACCTTAGTATCTTTGAATTTTTTATTTAAACTATCGGCCAATGTTGAGGCCAATACATCATTTACTGATGCCATCCTAATCTCCTTAAGTTAATAGTGTGTAGTTAGGGAATACAATAACACCCATCTCTACTTTTGTTGTATGTTGCCACACACTATATATTATTATCTATTCAATTTACGATTTGAACAATTCGTCAAAAGCATCACCTGTATTACTTACTTTGGCAGATGAAAGTTCTGAAGTAGAAACTTCTTTTTCTTTAGTTTCTGTTTCAGTAGAATCCTCATTTGGATTCAACCATTCATTCAGCACGTCTGTAAGGTCATCATATGCTAACTCTTGATAGATTTCCTTGATGTCTTGTTGGGTTTTAACCAATTCAAGTACATCTGGTTCATCAGAAATCGATGTTTGATTAGGTTTGACACGAATGTTAGTTTTTGGAAAACTCGCACCACTTTCTTCAGCTGTGATAAATTCCACAACAACATCACGACCATTTACTGGGTCGGTGATATCACCATAATCAGGGTCTGCGATTATAGAAAGAAGTTCTTGATAAACTGTCTTTCCAAATCCCCAAAATTTCACTCCTTGTTTCTCTTCTCCTCTAACTACTACTGGTGCAAAAGTTCTCATCTTTGCTTCAAGTTTCCTTGATAGCTGATAATCTTCTTTACTACCACTTCCTTTTAGTTTCTGAGCAAACTCCTCAATTGGGTCTGGTCTACCGAAAGAAATTGGTGAAAGATATGAACGATTGTTCAGATTGTAGTGGAAAAATAATTCAATGAAAGGATTATCTTTATTGAATGCATAAGGAACGATTCTTATTTGAGTTTTACCTGGTTGTGGTTTCCAAAGACTGGAAGTACGATTGTTTGTGGTTTGTAACTGATTGAGTCGTTTTTTAATTGCGTTTAAGTCCATTACTTAATCTCCTATTTGTTTATGTTTATTTTGTATTTATTAGTGGTATCATTTATCGATACAATAATAAGTATAACCTTGATTGCTAAAAATGTAATCTTTTTTCATTATTTGTAAAAAAAAATGGCCAGCTAGTTTTTTAAGTTTATTTATAAGTGGAAACTAAAAATCATGTGGCCATTTTTTATATTATCTAAATTTGGAAATCTTGGGGATGTGAGATTAACGATTACTCACAACTTGAAGCTCTGATTTTTTCTACCTTATACTTAACATCTTTCAGTTATGAAAGTGATTCTCAAGATGGTTAATCTCATCGAATCGAGTACAACCTCTATGCCAATACCTTAACTCTCAGAGTTTAGTTTGTTCAGTCATAAAGTGGGATTTCAGTATTACCCTTACCCACAATAAGGTCAACAGAATCGTTTCTGTTTTTTTCTTCAAGTACTTCTGATTATTGATGTCTCAACTACCGAAATGATTTACACCTAAGTAGGTTCACCACGAACTAATCATAGATTGCCTTATGAGCTTCCGAAGTATACTCATTTTTCAGCCAATCCCATACAGAGCTAATTACTCTCTGTACTTTCCGATTTCTCAATTTTCAAAAAACTCTATATCATCATTTGATATAATAATATATATATATATAAATTCTCAAAATACATTTTATTTTAATTTTTTTTCATTTTTTTTGATTTCATTGATTTTCTGTAGTATAGATACTTGAATATCTCATACTTTGCCTCAGAACCACGAACTCCTGCAACTGCTGTGATTTGTTCTACTTCAGCATATACATCTGTAACTTCTTGGATTTCTTCCCACTCATAGTTTTCCCACAAACTATCTAAGTTCAGTTCAACATCTAAGGAATCTTGTGAATATAATATTGTTAATAAACTAAGGTATATCAATCTCAATGGATATTCCCCTATGGTCAAAATCTGTACCAACCACTATACCATATTCACCAGCACCAATTCTATCTGTCCACTCTGTACGATATAGTTTCCATACATAAGTTTCTATTCGTTCTCTACCATCACCATATGGACTCAATGATATCGGTTGTTTATGTACTATTTTACCATACTTATCAAACATATATAATTTAGTTTTTGTTCTATCTACCAAATATCTAACCTTAACAACATCACCACCTCTATCAGTATCTAACCACGCCTGTAGTGGAAAATCATAGAATGTTTTCATTGTAGGTTTGTCATCGATATAAGTAATATCAGGTTGAAATAAAACAAACCCCACCACAATCATAATAGCTGCAGTGAGGCCTAATTCTATCGTGTTTACTGATTTACTCATTGGTGTATAGAGTAGGTAGTTCAGCTAATTCAAATGTTAATGAATCATATGTGTAGTAATAGATTTCATCATTTCTTCTTTGATGAAATATTGCTGGTTCACCAACTGCATCTACACTAAACTGCCACTCATTATCTTCATCGGGTATCCCCTCGAACAATGTAACTGATAGATTACGACTTCTTCCAATTACTGTCAATGGATTATAAGGCCATGCTTCAAGTCCGAACGCAGTCAATCTTTCAGATGATTCTTGTTCACACCCCGCCCACACCATATCGACAAATGTTTTTTCTGCTGTTTCTTCTGCATTATCAACTGTCTCTTGATATCTCGGTAATGCCACTGCTGCTAAGATTCCTAATATGATTGTAACCATTACTAATTCAATCAATGTGAATCCTTTACTTGTGTTTTTGATTATGTTCTTCATTCTATTATCCTTTCAAGATATTATGTTACGATTTAAGGTACTAAAGTTTTGTGTAGTTTAGATGGATTTTCAGTATCTATTACTACGATTACTGGTGCTTGTGCAGATGTACCACTTCCACTACCAGGTATTACTAAATAAGCATATGAACCATCCTGAAATGGTGATTGCATACCTTTGTTACCAAAGTCATTCTTGAAATCAAGAGCACCAATTTCTGAATTACCATCGAATCCAACTGATGTTTCTAAACTCATCCAATCACCTTGAAGTGCATCATCATCATCACTTGTTGGTGAGAATACATATACGAACTCACCTAACTCTGAATCATAAGATACTTTACTATCAAGGATAGTTTCAACATAAGCCTCAAGAGTTTCATCAGTAGAAGTTCCCTCAGATAAACCGATACCACCTACAGCGACATCATATTTTTCTTGGCCTGGGAATCTACCTTTACCCTCTTCAGATAATGTTTGGTTATAATAATTGTTTGCTACAGTCAAGATTTTATCTATGTTTGCCATAGTTTTCTTTTCTTTAGCACCTGCTCCAACCTGTCCAAATTTTGGTGCAGCTGTTGTTGCGAGAGTTGCCATCATTGCTGTAGTTACTGCGAATTCAGCAAGAGAGTTTCCTCTCCTACTCTTTAATTTTTTAATAAGGCCTGTGAACATCTTCGTTCTCCTTTAGTTTAGTTTAAGATTTCATCCTTATGATTCCATCCTCTACAGCTTATAGTACAATAAGTGTACCAAAGTGGCCCTTTTTTGGAAATTATTTTAATTTTTTTTTATGTGTTGATATTGTTAGATTTATATTGGCATAAAAAAACCACTCGAATGAGTGGTTTCTTAGTGTTAAATTTTGTTACAATTGATATGTAACAGGTGTAACTATTTGTTCCATTCCGTTACATTGATGATTTGAAAGATTTTTGTGGGTACTACATTCAATCCAGTCTCGTTTGTTAGTAGTAATGTGTTCTGATACTCTGCCCAATCTACATTGAATCGTTTATCTAACACTCCACCATTCTTACTTCTGATAACTTCATTCAATGCATTGATTGTATATAGTGTATTACTTTGTTTCTTTCTGTGTAATGATATAGTGTTCTCTATATTCTCTTCGAAGTTATCTATAAACTCTACATTGTATGTGCAAATCAACTGAGTTAAATCTTGTTGATTTTGAAATACATAAATCTTTTCATATAGAATATCATTGCATGATACAATAACATCTATAGTTTCGTTAAACCTTGCTTGTCGTGTGAATGTACATAGTAATTGTGTTTTCATATTATTGTACCTTTAAATGTGCCGATGACCAATCTGATTGTGATTTACCATACTTCAACAATCCTATTGCCACATCTGCTTGTTTCCCTCTATTCATTGAACCAAGATATGATAATAATGCAATTGTTTGGAAACGAGAGTTCAGTACTGCTTTTGCTTTATTCTCAGCAAGGTTTAGTTTGTTTAACATATCAAGAAAGTTATCTGGTGATTTAAATGCATTTGAATAATCAGATGATTTAGCACCTCTTGCAAACACCACTTTACTTTTAATCTTGTTCCAAAGTTTTGATACCTCTTTGTATTTCTTCAAACCATTCTTACTGAATGAAAACTCTTTTGACTTCTTATCATAATCAAGAATATCTTCTCCACCCAATTTCTTAATCTTACCACTTAATCTTTGTCCACTAACTAAATCAAGTACAGGTAGTGCAACTTTTCCTTGTACCGCATCTGCACCCTTTGTAGTTGCCTCACCTCTGATTGGTTCTTTAGCACTTCCTTGAAAGATTCTGAATTGTAAACCCAATCCATCTAATCCCTTACCACTAAACTCAAGGTATGCAGTAATTTTAAATAAACCACCAATCTTTAATCCGAGATTCTTCAACTCGTATTCTTTCTTTTTACCATCATTTACAACACTAACATTACCAGAACCTTTCTTCAATGATATACCTATGATACCATTACCTTTCTTAATACTATCTAATAAATAGTTATTTAGTTCTGCTAAACTTTTGAAAGTTGGAACACTATTTGTGTAGTATAACCACACATCTGCTGGATTCCATTTATCTAAATCAAGATTATCTTGATACTCATCTTTATATAATTGTTTTGCAAGTTTATTAATATCTAACTTACTATCATCTTTTAAATATTTTTTTGGTGATGAACCTACTTGTCCTGCTAACTTCTTTGTTTGTGCAAGTGTAGATTTATACCAATCATCATTATTCTCAAGGAATGAAACCAACCCTAACGCATCATTTTCACTAATAGATGAACCATCGTAAACCTCACCATATACACTTGGGTCTAACATCATTGATAAAAATTCTTCTTTGTTGTTTGTATTTGCACCAGCATGAATTGCACTCAATGATAGTAGAAATGCTAACTCTTGGTCTTTAGTTTGAGCAGTTCCTCTACCTGAAACCTTTCCTGCTAATGTAATATCATAATCATTACCCTCGAAAGAAAAGAGAAACATATTAAACTTAGAACTTTTGTTTTGGCCTGTTAATGGTTTTACCATCTTTACTTCAGAACCGAACTCACCTTGTAATAAATTAGTAAATTGTTGGTCTGATAAATCCCCATCATTTCCAATTCGTTTTGGATTAGTAGGTGTGGATAAATCAGAAGATAATCCTCCAATTCTTGATTGCATCTTTTTCTGAGCTATTTTTGGTCCAATCTTTTCTTCATTGGTAAGATTATGTATAACCCTAACTCTTTCATCTATTGGCCAATCATGTTCTTTTAATACATCAAATAATTTGATTAAGTGTTGTTCGTTGGTTAAATCAGGTGTACCATCCTTAACTCTATAACTCAACTCGTTCAAGATTTTATCAAAATCTTTTATCATTGTATTTCCTTTTTCCAATCAATAATTTTTATTGGTAAATTTAATCCCATGGCAACACCTAACATTAATCTCGTGTTTCCCCCTAATAAATATAATCGTTTTGATTTATCGCGAACTACAATAGGAGCGGGAAATTTTGTTTTTTTGTTTAAACCATCGATAATTGCTTTATAATTTTTATAATATCCTTTTGCAAGTTCTACTGCTCGTTTCATTCTATCCTCTGGTGGTAGTTCTAATATATCACCAACATCTGAATTTTCCAAACTTTTTAATTCTTCTTCACTTGGATATTCATGTAATGCCATTTTAATATCTGCATATCCATCATCTTTATCTTTCCACATTTTTGGAAGTTTATTTTTTGTATAATCATTTTTAAGATATTCATCAACTTCATAATCCAATTCCTTTTGGCTATAAGGCCTCATGTGTGGATACTTTTTTAATGATTCATATAACAATTGTTTTAAACTATACACTAAGTTTCTCCGTTATTTCTTTCATGTCTTGATAATTATCCCCCATGAAAACTCTTGTTGGATATTTACCTTTCCACTCTAAAATATTTTTTACTTCTTTCAAATACTTCAATCCATCTTTTTTGTAATCAAAATCAAATAAGAATGCATCATAATTATAGAGAACCATCTTACTCTTGAAATCTTTCATATCATGTAGTAATACATCTAAGGTATGAATATTCTGTTCTGTCTCCATCAACTGAATCATATAGTTAAATAACTTATTAGGATTCATATCAGGTAGGTTTTCTCTATGTATTTCTCTACTATAAATATCAGAAACTATCTTTTTATCTCTTTTCCAAGTACTCCACAAGCGGTGTATAAACTCGTCTACCATACCAAAAAACGGGTTTTGTTTCATTTCGGTAGGTATACCTCCATATAAATACTTGAATGTTAATTGTTTTCCCTCATCATAACTTAACCCATATGAATCTGCAAGGTGTTGGTGTACATTACCTTTTGGAAATTTATAACCTATTTTATCACCAATTAATCGTGGATGATACGCATCATAATCAAACTCCACCAATACACCATTATCATGTCTACTTATGAATTGTTTTCTACTACCATCTTTTTTGTTTAGTGCTGCAAAGTTCATACCACCAAATCTATTACTTGGTCTACCTGTACTTGTAAATGGATTATATTCTGAATAAACTAAACCATCTGTAGTTTGGATTCCATTATCTTCTACCTTAGATAAAACTTCCAATATTTCTTGGTCATAGTAATCGTGGTCTTCTAAGTAGTTCATTAAATCTAATGACTGTTTTGAAAAATACTCACCATGTTTCACCAAAGGGATTACATCATTAACATTTTCTTTCTCGTAGTGTAATCTGTAATTATGGTGGTGAGCATTTGTTAGGTGTTTATCGAAATCATATGGTTGATTAGTCTTCATATAATGACACCAATTTAAATCTACCAACCCAAATATATGGTCACAATCAATCATTGAATTATGCATAAATGATTTCATATCACCTACACATACTTTACTATCATCTACATCAATGGTTTGTATTGTTCCAAACTTCTCATTGTGATTGACAGGTACGATATACTCTTCTTGCATTGTTCTGATATAAAAACAAGACACACGATTCTGTTTAGGATGTTTATGTACATCCGAAAACATTTGTAGATACACGAAGTGTTGAGTCTTCATCCTTTTTTGTAGATGAGACCACTTCTCTTTAGAATTTACTATAACCATTAATTTAATTTATTTTTTACATAAGTAACTATCTGTTCGGCAACTCTTATTTCAGTATATTCTTCCATTCCTCTAAAACCAGGTGAAGAGTTAACCTCACATATTTTATATCCATCGTTATCATATAATAAATCTACACCACCTATATCTAATCCTAATAGTTTTGTAGATTCTAATGCAAGATACTCCATTTGTTCATCAAGTTCTACTGGTTTTGCTCCACCACCTCGTGTAACATTAGCTCTGAAATCACCATCAGTTGATTCTCTTTTCATTGCTCCAACAACTTTACCACCTACTACGATAATTCGTAAATCTTTTCCATGTGAGTCTTTCACAAACTCTTGTAAGATGATGTTGAACCTATCATTAAATTGTTCCATCATCTCTACTAATTGTTCAAAGTTCCTTTTGTTCTCTGCAAGATAAACACCTTTACCATGTGTACCACTCAAGGATTTAACCACGATAGGAAAACCAATATTCCTTTGTACATAACCTGAATCAATTGGATTCTTAACCAACATTGTTTTTGGATGTGGAATATTATTCTGTGATAATATTTGCATTGTGTAAAGTTTATCCTTTACATTATCAATTGCATCACTACCATTAATAAACAATACACCCATTCTTTCTAAATGTCTGAATACTGCTTTCTGATAATATGTGGTTGCACTTCCAACTCGTGGTATAACAAAATCAGGTATTGAAGTGTGTTCATTATCTACTAATACAGATTTTCTATTATCTTTACTGATAAATATATCTACATTATTAGGATGTACATAAAAACATTCTATACCCTCTTTATCAAAACATTCTACTAATCGTCTTGTTTCATACGATGGTTCATTTTGTGTAGTGAATATCCAACCTTTCATTAGTCTAAATAAATCTCACTCCATAATTTAGTAGTTTCTGGAAACTTCTCTAACATAATCTCTTTTAATGCTTTCGCATATTCTTGTATCTCTACTTGTGATGTAGGTTCATCTCTTAACTCAATGAAATTCATTGCACTTTGAAATGATGCAGTCCACCAAACTTTTGTATAGACTGTAAGTGGTAAGATACTTCTGGCTTGTTCTTTAGCCATACCATTCTTTAACATTTCTTTATAAGCAGAAATAGAGTTTTGTTGAGAGATAGTCCACAATTGTTTCATCTCTTTTTGATTATCAACTAACCCATCACTTGCCTGTTTGTTATCATCACTTTGTTTTCTGAACTCTGTTGGTTCATAAAATTCATCATAAGGAACATACCTACCACTAATCTCATTCCAAGCGTGGTCTTTAGTAGGATGATTTGATGTTGTTTCAATACCAACGACATGTTTATACCATTGTCTCATCACGAACTCAGGTGCTTTGATAATGAACATACCATGTTGATGTCTGAATGGTGAAAAATGTTTGTGTTTAATTAAGAACTTAGATAACTTTCTATCCTTTTCCTCAAATGTTTCACTTCTACCACCAAATGATACCCTTGCAGCATTTACTGGCGTTAAATCATCACCGAGTGTATCTACTAATTCAATATACCCTTTATCTAATACATCAATTTTCATCATGCATCTCCTTTTTGTTTAATTCGTTCTTTTAAATCTTTTAATCTTAACTCTTTATACTTTTGTGCATAAGTTTTCATGAAAGGATTTATCCAATTCATCTTTAGAGCAAGTTTTAATTTGATAGACTTCCAAATAGACATATAACCATTTAATAATATATATCAAAGAAAAGTGTCAAAATGTTAATTATTTTTATTACTTTTCTCTGTTTCTTCTTTTTGTGTATTTTGTATTAAGGTTAAGAAATTAATATTATCTGTTTCACTAAACTCTGTATTAATCTCTACACTTTCTTCTTTATAATAATTCTGTGATTTAGCATCTTTGATAAGTGTATCCATATCCACCCTCAATTTACCTGAAATTTTTGTATCCCAACCAGCTGTTGATAGTGTGTGGTCAATTCCACTCACTTGAAATAATCCATATCTACGATAGTTATCAGGTAAATAATCTACTGCAAAAATATCATACATTCTGATACCACCTATTCCAGGCATGGTAAATGAAACTTCAATTGGTGTTACAGGGTCAACATCTACATTTGCCTCATCTTTTTTATTTAATAAATAATCCATACCTCTTTGAAAAGCACCCATCATTTCACCATCTGATTTATAAATCAAACCACTATTAGTATCAATCAATCGTATACCCTCATCTGCTTTCTTTACTTCATCTTCACTTGCTGCAGCTGCTTCAACTTCACTTTGTTTTCTAATTGAATCTGCAATTGGGTCTCCCTCTATTTTAAAATCAATAGGTTTAACAATCAACTCTGAATTTGCTTCACTTGGATTTGTTCTTGCAGTTCTTCCCGCACCTTCACCATCTTTACCTTTGATAACACTATGATAATCTTTTAAGAGTGCATCTTCTGCTATAGCACCTTGACCTTCTGGGTCTGTCATGGATTGATTTTGTATACTTGCTAATGCAGTTATTGATAAATCTTCTGGTTTGTTTGTAGTACTCTGTCCCTCTTTACCAAAATTCTTTTGTGAGTGATATAATGCTTGTGTTGCCATTGCACTTGATAAATTAACTGATAAATTAAAATCTTTAAATAAACTTCTTGTACTATAAAGTGGAAACACGAATGTTTTACCATTAGTATTACCTGGTTTAGATAACTTAGATTCATCTACATTAGGATTCATAATGGCAACTCTTGTTTCTGGTTTGAAACTATCTATAACACCAATCCTACCATTATTATTATCATCTTGAATTACTTGGAAATTCCAATAATGACCATATACTGATGATACTGATTGCCACATACTTGATAATGCACTTTCTACATCCCTAACACTCCCAAAAAAGTTTTTTAAATAATCTGCACTAAACACCATTCGTCTAATACTACCTCTATCTGTACCAAATTCAAATGTTTTAAACTTCTCATTTATCTCATTAAATGTATCGTATGTATTTTTGTACTCTTCTCTTACTTTTTCTTGAAATCTTTCATCCTCACTTGCTTCTCTCAAACTATCTATACTTGATATTCTACCAGGCAAGATTATGTGTCTATCTTTAGTAAACAAATCAGGTCCAAATCTACATGGATTATCTCCATCTATTTTTTCTAAGGTTCCATCTTTGTTTTTAAAACCCGAACCAATACTTCTAATCTCTGTTGTTAATTCTTTTCCACCCTCATTTTCTGATACAAATGCAAACCAAGTATTTAAAATAATATCTTCAAACCAACCCCAAGTACAATACCCCTTTTCTGTATTTGCATTGTAGTAAGTACCCTCTGCACCACCATCATATTCTTTTTTAATAACTTTATCTAAATCTTTTATATAGGTTTCATATGCTGCACTTATATCATTATATGCATCTGCAATCTTTTCTTTGTTCTTCTGTAGAATAACTTCTGGTATAGGTTCTTGTGTATCTATTGCACCTTTAAACAAAGTACTACCCATAGAAGTTAATTCTGTATTGCAATCAAATTCTCCGTTTGGTCCTATATCATAATTAAAACTTTTTATCTTCCCTATTGCTGCATAATAATCACCACCAGAATTGATAATCCTCTCTTGTATATTTTCATAATATTGTATCATATCTTGTGGTTTTTCCATTGTTCCAAGATTTACATTAGGAACATTCCAACCAAACTCTACCAAAACAATCCTACCATGTTTTAAAAATGCACTTTCATATGCATCAAAATCATCTCTATCATATAGTTTCCAATTAATTGTTACATTTTGTATAGAATGGTTCTTAAATGCGGTTGATACACCAGTAACACCTGCAGGTGCTCTTAGTGTTGAAGTATTTGGATTATTCATCAAATTTACTTTTGATGTAATTGGTCTATTGATTGGTTGACCATCTTTGAAGTTACCACTTAAACGAAATGGTTTTTCTTTTACTATTTCTAATGGTCTAATAAATTTACCATTATTTGTATCTTTAGCATCACTTTCATTATTATATTTTTTGAACTCTGGTATAGATGAAGTAACTCTAACCCAACAAGTTTTAGTTAACATTTCTGATACTGCATTACTTTGTTGTTCTGCAGTAGGGTCTAATGGATTGAACTCACCACTTCTTGTTAGTGCATTGATTCTCTTATGTAGAGTATCTTGAATGTTCTTATCAATCTGTGTGAACTGAAACATTATTGTCTTATTCGGTTAATTCTTTCTAAATCCGATATAATTTCACCCACATCTGTTGGTATGATTAGTTTAGTACCTATTGGTAATGATATATTACCTTT